GCTTCGAAGGCGACCTATATTATAATATCCAGTTTAAAGAAGTAAAGAAGGTAAGCCCGAAGCAGTTAAGCGCTTCGCAAATACGAGGAAAAACAAAAAGGAACAAAGGACAGGACCCCGCCGCCTGTAAAGCCTAAACCTAAAACGTATACCGTAAAATCGGGCGACTTCCTAATAAAATAGCGAAGGCCCATAAGATAAGTAACTGGCGCGCGACTTATACGAGCCGAACAGGCCGCCCCTGGGTAGTAATCCTAACTTAATATTCCCAGGGCAGAAACTTAAGCTACCTGGATAATGTTAGATATTAGAGTAGGCCAGCAAAGGTTAAACGATATTTTAGCGGCGCCGCCGAAAATCGACGACCAAATTAACGCGGCCTGTAGGAAGCTAACTTTACGGGTACGAATTAGTAAGGACTTAAAGGTACAGCTGGGGGACGCTGTAGAATTATGGTACGGCGGTAAGCGCTGGTATTATGGCTTTTTAAAATATCGGAAATTCAGAAGTAAGGGGAAGTAGAACTAATCAGCTACGACCCCCTTTACTTTATGAACCGAAACCCTGGGGACTTTTACGTAAAGAACCAGACGGCTACCCAGGCTATAAGGAAGCTGGCCCAGGACCTGGGTATACCTATCGGCAGCATAGCAAATACGCGGGCTGTATTTAAGGCCCTGTATTACCATAGCGCGCAGCCAGATAAGGTAGCTATCGACTTAATAGCCAGGACCTTTAAAGACACGAATAAAAAGTACTGGTACCGATTTAACCCAGATACTAGCGGCTTCGGCCTGCAGCTATTCGAAAAGAAAATACCTTCTAAACTATGGGCCTTCCAGGTAGGGGTAAACCTAGAAAGCGCGGAATACGCCGACAGTATAGAACGCCTGGCGACCGTAGTAAAGCTGGTAGACAGGGAAACGGGTAAAGTAGTCGAACGGATAAATACGGCAGCCTATAAAAAGTATGGACCTTTAACCTACTTCGAAGAAGTGAATAAGGACGATAACAAAAATATGGACCGTATAGCCAGGGAACGGATAGAGGAACTATCCAAAGTAAAAGCCGACATAAGTATACGCGGTATTAACCCTAACCGCAGTATGCCCCAGTTTTTTAGCGGCGACGTTATTTACGTCGAAGAAAAATACACGAACTTAATAGGGGCGTATCATATTCGGAATGTTACCCAGACCTTCCACAGCGACAGGCTAGTACTGCTGGGAATGGACCTACAGGAAGCCCCAGAAGTCGCGAAGCTGCAGTACGACAGGGCGACCGAAAACCCAAACGAAAAGCGGGAACATACGACGAAGCAGCCTAACAAAACAAAGAAGTAAGGGGGTAAGTAACCTATGAGTAAAACGGATAAAGCCGTAGACCTGGTAGCCCTATTTAGGAACCAGGGCCAAAAAGGCGGCCAGAAGAACCTGGGGGCCTTAAGGTAATCAAAGTACAGACGACCGAGCCGAACGCGATTACGTTTACGTTTGAGGGGTCCAGCCAGGCGGTAGACCTGGACATATTCGAAATACCCGTAGGCTGCTATCCTTTACGGCGTAACGATAGGCTGCTGGTCTACCCGCTAGTAGGGGACGAAAACAGCCAGCGCTGGGCGGCCATAGAAAAAATTAACGGCGGGGCCGTAACTATGGCAACTATGCAAAGCAGCAGCAGCTTACGAATAAGCGGAATAGATAAGACATACAGCAGTAGCGACCTTATCATACCGCCGTACCTGGCTGTAGGAAATTCGACCAGTAACGGGTACCTGGTAGGCAGTAACATACGACCGCTGCAGAACGGGGACCGCGTAAGCATAGCCCCAGTAATCGACGGCGGCCGAATTAAGTACGTAATCCTAGAAAGGTATTAAGGGGGTAACGAAATGGCAATACCAGAAAACGAAAAGCGTACCCCCGTATTCGACTGGATAGCAGGCGACTTTAAGCGGGACGTACGCGGCGCTATTGTAACAGCTACCGAACAGGAAGCAGCGGTAGAAGTTATTCTTAAGGCCCTGCATACAAAGCGGGGCCTTTACCTTATCTATGGCAGCTTCGACGAGGACCTAGACCACAAATACGGTAATGATACCTGGGACATATTAGCGAACCAGGAACTAAGCGACGAAGTACGGATAGACGAAATAAAACGGGCTATAGAAGAAGCGCTAGTATATGACCCCTGGCTACTGGAAGTATACGACGTAGAAGTAACCAGGGACCATACGGCGCTGCGCGACTTCCAGCTAAGACGGCCCGAAATCGACGCCGTATACGCCAGCTTTAAAGTTAGTACCATATTCGACAGGGAACTAGCCATAGAAGGGATAGTAATAGAGGGGGTATAAATACATGGCACAACGACCAGAATTTACGCCCCGCTTCGAAGAAACAGAAGAACAGATAAAGGACCGTATGCTAGGAAGGATAGGCGAAGAATGGCGTAAGGAACCTGGGGACTTTATGTACGACGCCGTAGCACCTACACCGCTGGAAGTACAGCAGCTGCAGGCGAACCAGGACTATATACTACGTAACAGCTTCGCCCAGTATGCAGAAGGCGAATACCTGGACTTACTGCTATTAGAAGCGGGACTAGAAAGACGCGAACCAGCCAGCCCAAATAAGCGGACCCTGTTAGTAACAGCCGAAGCTGGGGTAACACTTCGCGAAGGACATATAGCCAGCGCTATTATCCTGGACGACGAAGGGAACCCGATAGAATACACTGTAGACCAGCGGGTAGACTTCTACGAAACTGGTACGCTAGAAATCAATATAACTTGTAATCTATCGGGGGAAATTGGAAACCTGGCTACGGGTACCGAATTTATTCTACTACCTTCTATACCTGGAATTCGAAGTATAGAAGATAAGGGAAGCTACGAACTGGGATACGCCGAAGAAAGCGACGCCCAGGCCTGGGAACGGTACCTATTTAAGCAAAGTAACGAAGATACAGGCGGGAATAAGAACGACTACGTACGCTGGGCTACAGGTATGGAACTGGTAGGCCGCGCGAAATGTATACCGCGCTGGGACGGGAACGGAACCGTAAAAGTACTTATAACGGGTACCGATTACAGGCCAGCCCTTCCCCAGCTGGTAGAAAACGTACAGGAAGAACTGGACCCAGGAAGTACAGGGCTAGGGGACGGTAAGGCGCCGCTGGGGTCTAAGGTAACAGTAGCAGCCCCGAACGCCGTAACAGTAACCATAGAAGCTACGGTAACGCTGCAGAATAACGCGAACCTGGAAACCGTTATAGGTAAATTCGAAGAACGCCTAGAAACGTATATAACTTCGTTAGTGTTTAACGTACAGCAAAGTACGGGCCAGCACTTCCCAGTATCTTATAACCAGGTAGGGGCGCTGCTTATCACTATGGACGAAGTTATGAACTACGAAGGGCTTAAACTGAACGGGGGTACTTCTGATATTCAGATAGGCAGCGAACAGATACCGACCCGCGGGACGGTGAACCTATCATAATGGATATGAGAACCGAAAGAATGGTAGAGCAGGCGCCCGATTATTACCAGCAGGCCCGTAGTTATATCGAAATACAGGACACCATAGCCCAGGAACTAAACAGGCAGGAAACAAACGACGAGGACCTTAAAAACCAGCTGCGGGTAATGACCGCTACCTGGGGGCTTCGTTACTGGGAAGAAGCAGTAGGCTTATCTGTAATGAACAGCACGAACTACGAACTACGAAGAAGTAGAGTACTAGGACGCCTTCGAAGCGGCGGTAGCTTTTCTAGGGCTATGCTTAAAGCAGTAGCCGAAGCCTACACAGAACGCCCTGTAGACGTAGAAATAGACGTAAAGGAATACCAGGTATTTATGTACCTGTATCACGAATTCCTTACAGAACCTAGCTTCTTCGCCCAGATAGATAATATTATCCATGCACACCTGGGAATAGAATACCGCGTAGTATTCGAATACCCGAAGCAGCAAACGCTAGGGCAGCAGTACCAGCGCTGGCGCTACCCGCTGCAGATAGTCGATACATTCCTAACGGGGGTACACCCAGAACCTAGTACGCTAGGCCGACTTATCGAGCAGCGCCAGGACGTAAGCCAGGCGTACTACCAGAACCAGACCCCGTACAAATTCGCAGGGGCTAGGGTAGCTGGAAGTACCGACGACTTTACGAACCTACAGCTAAACAGAAACAAGCAGCAGAACCTGGAACCGCCGCAGTATGAAAAACAGCTTACCCGTTATATGGCAGCTGGCGAAGCCCTGGTAGGGTCCTTCCTAGCTGCGAACGACGTACAGCATAAAAACCTAACGACGGCAGCCAGAAACAGGACCCAGCACTTAAGCGAAGAATACAGCCGCAGCAGCTGGGCGTATAAACTATGCGGCCGAATAAATGCAGGAACGGGGGTATACGTATAATGGCGATTACAAATACGGGCCATAACAAGCAAGTACAATTTTTACATGATTTATTAAGCCATGCCAGGGTAACGGTAGGCGGCCAGGTATTCGATAACGTACCTTTTTTCGAGATTAAGCGGGAAGGGTCCGACGTAGTAACGGTCCATGTTTACCTGGACGACCGCTACAGCGGGACCGTAAGCCGTATACAGCTTATCGACAAAGACGGGGCCGTATTCGACGACCAGCCAGAAAGCGTAAGTAAACCTACGATAAACGGTTTACTAGCAGTATTTAAGTACACATTAAGAAGGGTATAAGGGGGTAGTACTGAATGAGTAGAACGACTAGAACGAACTGGAAAGACCATATTGTAGACCAGAATACGGGCCAGGTAATCCAACAGGGTACACCCGTAAGCGCTGGGAACCTAAACAAGATAGAAGATGAACTAGACAAACAGCACGAAAGCCTACAGAAGTCTGGTACACAAAAGGCCGTACTACAGCCTGGCGTACAGAACGTGGTAGCTGCAGACGTAGCGGGGCCTTTTAACGTACTAGCTAGAGGGCGTACCCTTATTTCTATGGCTAATACTATCCTGCGCGAAGGCCGTAAGTATTTACTAGCTAGCCGTAAAGACGGGGTAATAGTGGGGGGTACGACCCATAGGGGCGTACGAGTAATCGACGGAAACGGCGCGCGTCCTATTCCTATCTTACATGGGGACTTCGAAGGGAAAAGAAACGGAAGTAATTTAGAAGTACCTCATTACGCGGGTAGACGAGCAACTACAACCCTGGAAACGCCTACGGGTACATGGGTAGAACTTGATACAACAGGGGACAGGTCCTACGCTAATATAGCAGCTTTAAATGGCACATTAACGGGCCAGGTAACACAATCGTCCGAAGGCGTTATAGCACAGCAGCGTTTTTCTTTTAACTTAATTGAACACGTTATACGGAAGTACGGCCGCCGCGTATTCGGAAAAGCTAAGACTACGGCCGAACGCGTACAATGGCTTAAGGATAATATTGATAAGATGCGCTTTAACTGGTATGGTAGGGGGTCTGGTCCAAACGGTAACGCCTGCTATTTAAGAGCCTGGAAAGACGGGACAACCTGGGACGACTTAAACATAGTTAGTCATACTAGCAGTAGTATTACGTTACGTACTATAAACGTACAAAGTAACTTTTCTAACTTGAACCCGAACCGAACAGTAACGGCAGAAGGCTTTATACACTTCCTAGCTTATTCGGACCCGTCGAACGGTACCGCAGCTGGCGTTATTGAAACAGATTACCCAGAAATCGAAGTAGAACTAAAAACGGAAAACCTATCATACCCGCACTTTCCTTTATTCGAAATCACAGAAGCAGAAGCGGCTAAAGTAGGTACAGAATGGACGACGAACCAGGTACTAGCGCGCTGGAAGCCAGCCGAAGGTATGCAGCACGTAAACGGGGCTGTAATTACGAAGAAGGGGAAGAACTTACTACCACCGTTTAGCCAGTGGAACGTACACAGTAACGCCGTAGTAAAAGGCCCTTACGAAATAGAACTAAACGCTACGGGGAATTCCCAGCGTACAGAAATAGTTATAGACGCGATACCTAATACAGACTATACCCTTACCCTAGAAGAAAACGACCGTTCTTTTGCTGTAACTAATGAGAATAATACCGTAATGGTTAGGGCGTCTACTGTAGGGGAAAAAAGTATTACGTTTAACAGCGGTAGCCATTCAAGACTACGTATAGAACTAAGTAACGGAAGCGGCGGGGCTGGTACTTTTAAATTCGTAAGACCACAGCTAGAACTAGGAACCCAGGCTACGGGCTTCGAACCACAGAATAACGACTACCTGTACCTAAACGACGTAAAGCTAGGGGCTAACCCAGACGGTAGCGTAGCCGACCAGGTATACCAAAGAGAGGGACGCTGGTACAAAGTTAAACGCTGGGAAAAGGACGTAGAACTTACGGGCGCCCTAAGCTGGCAGAATACAGCTATAGGCGCGCTAGGCTTTAAACGAGTAGGCGTAAGTGACGCTATTTTAGCAGGACATACTACAGCGTCGCCGCACCATTCAGTAGTATCACACAAAGGCTTAAGGCTTGTACTAGGGGGTACTGGGGAATTCGTAGACCGCTTCGCCTTCCAATCGGCGTCGCCTAACCTACTGATAACTATATCTAACGGGGAAACAGGCTTTACCGACGCCCTAACGCCTACTACAAGCGACTGGCGCCGCTTCTTTAATGGCTGGAAGTACGTAGACGGCACAACCTGGAACAGCTTAACAAGTAACGAAACAGCTACAGCGCAGCAGGCCCTGGATACAAAGCCTACGGATTACGTACCGTATAAAATTACGTACCAATTAGCAAGCCCTATAGAAGTGGATATAACCGACAAAGTAGAAGGCGCGCTAAGTGTAAACAGCGGCAGGGCTACCTTTGAACTAGGGGAAGCGGTAATTGTTAGGGAAAAAGTGAACGTATTCGAAGGGTCCCAGAGTTACCTAATTAACTTCCTTACAGCGGGGGACAGCTTACTAAAGCACAGACCTAAAGATATAGTACACGTCCTTAAAAACGGTACTATAGATAAAACATGGGAAATAGTCTTTAATCGAGTAGACGCGCAGGCGGGCGTACTTATCAGAAAGTCGAAAGAAGGACCTAGCCACGACACCACAGCCGACTACTATGTAACTTACGTAGCGCTAGACAGGCAGCGGTTAAGCGCGCCTTTAACAGCTGTAGAAGGTACGTACGCTGCAAACGTAAAGACAGCTGTAGACCGAATAGCAGCACAAGTAAGCGACGTAGAAACACGTACAAGCGTACAAGACTTACTACTGGCCGAAATGTTACGCCGTATTAAGTCGCTAGAAGGGGGTAACTAATTATGCCATTAAGCCCAGAACTACAGAAGCTGGACCAGTACCTACAGGCTAAAGGGCTGGATACCACGCCAAAGAAAACCCAGACCCAGTACGACGTAGACCTAGTAGCGGAAACAGCCGTACAGACTGTGCTAGATACGGATACGCTGGCCTTTATGATACTGGACCTTATGGACGAAGTAGAGCAGTTAAAAAGCGAAATTAAAGAACTTAAAGGGGGCAACTAAACATGGTAAGACTATGGGCGACACGCGTAGAAAGAGGAATGAACACCCTGGACGACGTACCAGCGGTATACCTGGAAGCCGTAAAGAAGGAACTAGGAATAGTAGACGAACCAGAACAGGAAGAACCAGAAGCGCCTGCAGAAATTACAGAAGAATAAAGCAGCCTAGCCCCGTACCTAGCGGGGCTATTTTCTTTATAAGGGGGGTAGGCTGCTATGGAAGAAATAAGAAAAACACAGGCGCAGCATACAGCAGAGATAAACGAAGTAAAACGCCGTATAGAACGCCTGGAAGAAAACGACACCAGGCACCAGGAAGATATACGGCACTTATACGAAGCGCAGGCAGGAACGAAGGCCTACGTAACCCAAATATTAAACAAGATAGACCAGCTGGAAACAAAGCTATTTACAGCCCTTACTGCAGCAACGAAAGGCAGCCAGGAAGAACGTAAGGACTGGAAGGAATTATTAAAGTATATTATCGGGGCGACATTCGGCCTGGTAGTGTATCACTTAATAACCAAAGGGGGCTAATAAAATGACTTACCAAATTAAGAAGAATAAATTAAAATGGCGTAACAGCGGCTGGGTAAAACTGAACCCGAACGCCGTAACAGGGATAGCCTTACACCATATGGCACACCCTACCGCGGACCTGGAAACCGTACACGACTGGCACCTAGCGCGCTGGAATAACGAACCAGGCGCAGGCTATAACTACTTCGTAACGCTAGAAGGGGAAATAATCGAAGCCCGCGGGGACCACAGGGGCGCCCATACTGGCGGCCATAACAGCAGCCTTTTAGGTATCGGCTTCCAGGGGAACTACCACCCGATTAAGGGCGTAGCGCACCGTACAAGTATGCCAGATAAGCAGTATAACGCTGGCGTATGGCTTATTAAGGAACTACAGAAGAAGTACCCGCAGGCCCGCCGCGTACATGGACATAAACACTGGACAGCCACAGCCTGCCCTGGTGACTTCTTCCCGCTGGTAGAAATGCTAGGCGGTAAGTATAGAGGACAGGCCCAGCCCGTCCAACAACCGACGGCGCCAGCTGCAGCTGCTGGAACTTATACCGTAAAAGATGGGGACACGTTAGGACGTATAGCAGCTGCTAACGGAACGACGACCGAAGAACTGGCTAAACTTAACGGCTTAAGTAATCCAGACCTAATAAGAGTAGGGCAGGAAATTAAACTACCCGTAACAACGTACACAGTAAAAGCGGGGGACACGTTAGGACGTATAGCGCAGCAGCATAATACAACAGTAGAAGCCCTGGCACAGCTTAACGGTATCAGTAACCCCGACCGTATTAGCGTAGGCCAGGTACTAAAGGTAACAGGAACGACAGCAACGGCACCAAAGCCGACGCCGCAGCCAGCGCCTAAACCTTCTACGAACGTACCAGCTGCAACCTTACGACCTGGGACGAGAAGCGCAGCCGTAGGCCAGCTGCAGCGCGCACTTAATACACATAGCCCGCGCTTTAACCCTGGGGCTATCGACAACAGCTACGGCCCTAAAACACAGGACGCCGTAAAAAGGTACCAGATGTACTACGGGGTAAGACCCTTCGACGGTATTTACGGACCTTTAACAGCTGCAAAACTACGGGAAACTTCGAAATAATAAGGGGGTAATGGTATGGACTTCGTAACACTTTTACAGGAATACGTAGTAGAACAGGCTTTAATAGTAGCCGTAGCTTTATGGGTACTAGGCTTCTTACTGAAGAAAAGCAGCGTAAAAGATAAGTATATTATCTGGGTACTACTGGTAGTAGGTATCGGCCTGGTAATCGGATTACTGGGGATTAACGTAGACGCCGTTATACAGGGTATCCTGGTAACGGGGCTAGCTATCCTGGGCCACCAGATAGTAAGACAGACCACGAAAGACGAATAACTTAATAATACGCTGGGTAGGCAGCATAACCCTACCCAGCCCCTTACGTTTTATTTTTCCCTGGCCGAATGGCTGGGGGCTTTTTTCTTTGCCTAAAAACCTACAGTAAAAAAGAAAACCTTTAAAGACTAATACCTATTACTTATAAATAAGTAATAGTAATAAATACTATATATAATAATAAATAATATTTATATTTATATTTATATATAATATATATAGGTATATTTTTTGTAGGGGGGTACTGTTTTTTAATTTTTACCTACTGTAGTTTTTTAGTAGAGAGTTACCCCCCCTTAAAAAATTTTAATTTATATATTTTTTTATTCCTAGAAGTAAAGAATTCTTTACTTCTTTACTTTACGGCGTTATAATGGGGTAAGATTTACATTTTATTAACAAGGAAGGACTGGGGAACATGAAAGGCCAAAAGGTAAAAGACGGTATGAAGCTGGTAAGCTATAACGCGAAGCTGGAACCAGACAAAAAGCTAGAACTGGAAGCCCTGGCGAAAGTAACGGGGAATAGCCAGCGGGAACTACTGGAAGAATTCGTACGACTGTATAGAGCAGCGCACCCAGAAGCAGCAGAAAAAGCAGAAGGCTATATACAGCTGGTAAAGGGGGTCTAGGGTATGTATAATAGCGAAAGCTGGTACGAGAAACAAGACGCGACCATAAGGAACGCCTACCCATATGTAGGCCCGCAAGTATGCGAAGCTGCTAAGAAATTCGCGGCCGACCTGGGGCTTAAAGTAAGATACTATAATGTTTATACAGATAACTGGCAACTAAGCGACGGGGAAGAATACAGTACGGAACTAATTACAAAAACGGTAAACAGGCTGGGGTAAAAACCTAGCCTTTTTTTTCTTGTTTTTAGGTACTAATACGACCCTCATACGCGTATAGTAAACTAGGTAGCATAGCTTTTTGCTTATAGCGCAGCCGCGGCAAGCGGTAGCAAAAAGCCAGCGCCTGTACTTTACGTATACTTTTCGGCCCCCAGGGTACACTAAGGAAAACGACGTAGGGGGCTGTACTATGGACTACCTTTTTATACTTGTACTGGGGTACCTTCTGGGCCGAAATATGGACCGAATAAAAGCGAAATTTATAAAGCAGCAGCCAGTACCAGAAAAGCCAGTAGTAATAACGGAAACGCGGCAGCCAGTAACAGAAAAGCCGAAGAAACGAACAAAAGAAGCGCCCAGCTGCGAAGTATGCCAGGGCGAAAAGGATATATTTTTAGGAAAACAGCGTATAAAATGTCCCAGCTGCTACGGCTGGGACGCCCAGGCGAAATAAATAGCCTGGGCTTTTTTATTTTTGTAAAAATTTTAGGAATAGGACAAACACGAAGCGTAATACATTGTAATACGCTAGTAAAAACTAGGGCAGCAGCCCAGAAAGAAGGCGGTAATATGTTTCATTGGATAGACCGAATAGTAGCAGCGGACGAAGAAACCCTTAAGCGGCTAGCAGCGGACGCCAGGAACCGCGCGAAGTATGGAACAGGCGGCCAGTATAAAATGGACCAGGAACTAATAGCCGAAGCCTGCGAACGCGAAATAGAAATACGTAAGAAGGGGGCAGCTGCAAATGACTAAGACCGTAGCGCTGGACCTGGGCTACGGCTGGACGAAGGGGAAGCTAGGACCTTCCCTTTTTCGCCAGCCTTCGGTACTGGGGGAAATTAAGCCACTATTCGACGAGCAGAAAAGAAAAGGCGACCTTACTATAGACGGCCAGTACTTCGTAGGGGACCTGGCACTACGCCAGGCAGAAGTAAAGTACCACAGCATAAAAGACAACAAAGCGGAAACCTGGACGACCGAAGTACTGCTTAAGGCGTCCCTGGCTTACCTGGCACCGACCGAACAGCTGCAGCTGGTAACAGGCTTACCGATAGATTACTTTTTTACCCAAAAGAACGCCGTAGAAGAAATGGTAGGCCGCTTTAATTCGACGAACTACTATACGCTGGATATTTACGGCGAAGGCCGCAGAACAGCGAAGCCGACCATAAGGAAGCATAAAGTAGTACCGCAGCCGCTGGGTAGCGCTATGGACTACTTACTAACCGACGCGGGCCAGTTTAACGACGTAGCCGAAGCACGTAAGCGGCTGCTGGTAGTAGACCTGGGATACTACACCCTGGACCTTTTAGTACTGGACGCTATGGAAATAAATAAAGCCAGCTGCAGCCCGCCAGGCCTGGGAATAGATACGGCTTATAAACTGCTGCAGCAGTACCTTAAGGAAAACGTAGGCAGCGCGCCCGCCAGGTATGAACTAGACCAGTACGTAAAATCGGGGGAATATAACGGCTACGATATAGGGCCACTTATCGAAAAAGCATTTACAGCACTAGCGCAACAGATACAGCTAGAAGTCGAAAGCCTTAACCTGGGATACCAGCGCGTAATTATTACAGGGGGGCAGGCGAACCTGGTAGCGGCTTTTTTAGACCTTCCAGGAAAAGTAGTACTAAACGACCCGCAGCTAGGGAACGTACGCGGGTACGAAAAGATAGGCCGCAGGCTATGGGGAAACTAATACCTTTTAGGCTTCGGGACGGAAAGGACGACGATATAGCCGAAGCGCTGGAAGCGGCTAGCCAGGAAACGGACCGAAGCGACGTAATAAGGGCCGCGCTACGCTGCTACCTATTCGGGAAGCAGCGGCCCCCGCTTCTTATGGATAAGGGACCCGTAGACCTAAAGAAAAAAGAAAAGGACGCCGACCAGCTGGAAGGCGACCTAGATACGCTTCTGGGGAACTTCTGATAAGAGAAGCGCGACTATAAAGTAAAACGCTGCGGCGGTAATCATTTTATAGGTACGCCTGGCTTCCCCATATCATCATAGCGGACCCGATAGCAATTAGTACGAATGGCAATATAATCACTTCCTTTTTTGTTTGTTGGTTATAGTATGACCCGCTTCGAAAAATTTTATACAGGGGGCGTTAAAATGTTTAGTTATTCGGTTTATATGGGACTTATCTTTATAGCCGTAACGGCTGGGATACTTTTAAAAGGGGGCGGTAAAAATGGTAAGTAAAATAAGTATAGGGGCGAACTGCTACGACGGGTACCGCAGCTACGTACTGGTAGACCTGGGGCCAGAACTTCCTACGCTGGAAATCGAACCAGGAGAAGCTAAAGTAATCGAAAAAGTAATAGGCCACCTTAAGCGGAACCGCAAGGCGTATACTATGGCCTGCTACGCGCTGGCTGTATGGCTTATGCCTGGTAACGCCTTCGCTGCTGGTATGTCTGGCGGTAAAAACATTATCCTACTGCTACAAAAGGCCAGCTTCTGGGTAGGAATGGGTATAACGATATGGGGGATAGTGGAAGCACAGTTAGACTTCCCAGGCTGGAAGGGCCGAATACTTAAGGGCGTACTGGGCTATATCGGTATCCTTTTAGTACCTCTAATATTCCTGGAACTGCAGGCCAGCCTACAGGTAGACGTATGGAACCAGATAGACGAAGGAATGAATAGGCCATGATTACAAAAACAGCAGCAGGCTTTAAAGTTACTACAGGCTTCCAGGAAGTAAGTAAGCTACACCCGAACGGCCATACAGGGCTAGACATAGCCATACCCGAAGGGACACCGCTATATTCCATAGGTAAGGGCGTCGTCGAAAAGGTAGTAGACTATGGGGACGTAAACGCGGGTAAAACGGTAATCGTACAGCTGCAGGACGGGACCAGGGCCGTATATGGACACTTAAGCGAATGGGCGGTAGAAACAGGCGACAAGATAGACGCGGGCCAGCTGCTAGCCTATTCGGGGAATACAGGCCGAAGTACTGGCGCCCATCTTCATATAAGCCTACAGGACCAGGCAGGGAACTATATAACGCCAGAAAGCATAGTAGACCAGGCGCTGGTACAAAAAGCAGGCTTCCAGCTTCCTAGCCTTCCAAAGTTAGAAAACCCCTTCGCGGGAACTATGGACGCCCTGGCCGAGTTTAACGAAAAGCTGGACGCTATAGGGGACTGGTTTATATACTGGTTTAACCCAGTAAATTTAGGTACGGAAATATGGGACGGTATGAACTTCTTAATAATGCACGAAACGACGGCCTACGTACTTATGGGCGGCACTATGGCGGGTATTATGCTATGGGCGCTAGGGGCAAACTGGCCGAAAAAGTACGTATTCTGGACCTGGGTAAGCTACTGGGGCTTCCGAATGTTTGTAACAAGTTTAGGGGGTATGTAAGTATGGATAAACACCAGAAGGCTTTAAAACTATTCGAAAAGGCGGGGCTTAACCCTACGACGCCCGAAGAACTAGCAGCCTATCGTATGGGCCTTAAGATTATGAAACAGCTAGAAGAACGTAAGCCCGTATTCGGGGGCTATATCGGAAAGCGCCCAGGCTTTAAAGATAAGCTACGCGCAGCCGCAGAAAAGATAAAGCCTATATTCGTAGGGACTATCGAAATAAAGCTACCAGGACAAATACAGACGATACCCTGGGATAAATTCTATAAAAGAGAAGTAGACGACTTCGTAACGTATGAGATTACACCGACGACCAGCGTAAGGAATAACCAGGCCTACCTTATGGCGAAAGTAGTAAGCAGCTTCTACCGCAAACCTGGGGAACTTCGTAGCTGGTTTAAAGATAAGACCCTTTTAAAGACCCGCAGCCCGTACCGCTGTAATTTTAGAATAGTTATGAAGGCCGACAGTATTAGCTTTTATTTACTGCTACCACGCGATAAGGCAGGCGAAGTACTAAGAAAAGCCGAAGCGATTTACGACAGCGGGATAACGATAAAAGAAGTACCGACCTTACCGCAGCTGGACCCAGAAAAAGTATTCTGTAGCGAACTAAACTACCGTAAACATGATATTTTTTCACTGGCTACCGATAAGGATAATAACTACCCGCTACCTTCACTACTTACAGCTGTAAGAACGCTGGAAGGGGACGACGTAGCCGTATTCGACGCTATGCTGGAACCGACGAACCGCGCCGAATGGCACAAAGAAAGCCGCCAGGCCCATAACCTACTGGAAAAGGGATACGTACCAGATAACAGCCTTAACAGTAAATTTTTTCGCGGTATTCATAACGCCTTTGAAAAGATACGCTACGAAATACTGGACCTTACCCGCTTTACGAAGGAACAGAAGGAAGAACTAGAACGCTGGCGAAAAGAGGAAGGCAGCTACAGGGAAGCAGCCAGGATACGCGAAGAAATGACCCCAGCCACAAAAAGAAAGCAGGGCGAAGAAGTAGTAAGCGTAAAAATGAGAATAGCCGTACAAAGCGACGACGTAGGAAGGGCCAGGGACGCGAACTATACAATAGCGAACGCCTGGAAGGACTTAAGCAGCGATAACGAACTAGAAAGGACCGACGTACCGCAGAAGTGGAATAAGCGATACGTCGAAGCGATAGAAACCAGGAAGGGCTTTTCTATCCAGTTTAAAGAAAATAAAATGAGTATCGACGAAGCGGGTAAAGTATTCCAGCTGCCAGGCCGCAGCTTAATACAAGAATTCCCACAGATAACGAACCAGAAAACGAAGGAAGTAGCCTTACCAGACGAATTAAACCAGCCAGGAATTAAGGCCGTAAGAATAGGCTACGTAACGGAACGCGGGAAGCAGAAGCTAGCACGTATACCGCTGGAAGAATTCGAAGTAAAAGACCAGAAGGGCGAAGTAACAAAGATAAAACAGAAGGCCGTATATGACGCTGTATGTACGTCCAGCTTCGGCCAGGGAAAACAGGGAAGCGGTAAAACAGACGGCTACGGTAGTACCTGGGCTTACGATATGGTTATGGCTGGCTTCACAGCGATTATTATAGATACAGCCGACGGCCAGGTACTGCGGAACTTCGTAAACAGCCTACCGCTGGACTTCCCAGAAGAAAAGATACACGCCTTAAACTATGATAATAAAGCCTGGCCTATTCCTACGGGCTGGGAAGATGTATACGGCCGCGACTATGCAGCTGCTAACGGCGGCGACGAAGAACTAGCAGCCCTGGAAATATCGGAACGACTTACGGCCCGCTTCGTAGGCTTTATTAACAGCTTAAGTAAAACGGGGGAATTTACCGATAAAATGGCCCAGTATGTTATTAGTTGTATGCGCGCGATTACGACCCGCCCAGGCTGGGCTTTTATCGACCTGGAACTAGCACTAACCAGCCCCGCGTACCGCGAAGAACTGCTAGACAGGGACGAAGTAAAAGAGCAGCCAGACGTAGTACGGGACCTTCGGGACTTACAGAAGCTAGCAGCCGACGGAAAAACGAACAGCACCCTAGACGGGATACTAAGCAGGCTTAAAGTTTTGAGTAGTACCCAGTTTATGGCTAACCTTTTTTACCAGGCCCCGAAGCTAGACGAGAACGGGAAGCCTATACTAGACCTTCGCCGTATTATGGATAACCCAGAAGGCGGCTACGGCCATGTAGTAGTCATACAGGCCAGCTACGACGCCTGGCAGGAAGCCCAGGCGACTATACTAGGCTTCTTCGAAGATAAGATAAACTTTAACGCGTTTAGCAGGATAGATACGGACCAGGCGAACCGTAAGCCCGTATTAAAATGGATTGACGAACCCCATAAAGTTATTAAGGCTATCGAAGGCGGTATAAGCGGTACAGCTGTAGAATTCAGAAAGTATAGAGTAAAGAACCTTTTTACGGGCCACAGTATCGACCAAATGGGCGCAGCTGCGGACAGCTTACTAGACGGGGGCGCCCAGATAACCAGCTATAAGACGGAACGACTAAGCGAACTTAAACGCTTCGCCCATAACTTTAAGCCGTACGACGACGCCGAAGCCCTTTACGAAGCGCTACCCGATAAATGGAAAGCCGTAAATAAAGTACGACTACCTTCTGGAAAAGACGCCCCAGCCTTTATAGCCGATATGGTAGCCCCGCCGAAGGAAGTAAAGGACCGCAGCTACGTATGGCAGGACTGCGCGGAAAAGTACGGCCGACACTGGAAGGAAGTAAGGGCCAGTATTCAAGATAAGCGCAGCCGTTACCAGGAACTAGATAACGAATGGCTGGAAGCCCAGGAAGAACAGAAGGCCGTAGAAGCTGCAGAAAAGAAAAAAAGAGCCAAAGAACTACAGCAGGCGGCCAAATAAGGCCGCTTGTCGTTTTTTGTCGAACGAAAAAGTAGTAAAGAAGTAAAGAATTCTTTACTTCTCTTTACGGCGTTGATATACTAGGTAACAGAAAGATAAATAAACGGTAAACGAAAGGCGGCGGCGAAATGCTTAAAGTAATCACTAAGAAAGAATTTAACAACCTATTCCAGAAGGAACTTACTACGGTTTATATCACAGACGGGAAAACAGAAGAAAGATACGGCCAGGCGCACGATACAGGCGAAGCGTTGGTACTAATCGGAAAGGCGAAGGCTGCTATAAAAGAAGCAGAAGGGAAGCGAAAGAAGCAAACAGCAGGGAATAACAAATTTTTAGCAGAAACGAAAGCGCAGTACAGTAAAGGAATTTATAAAGAAGTACTACGCCTGGTAAACGAAGGTGACGAAGCAGCAGCTAAAGAATACATTCGTAAAATGACTACGATTATTTAAGGGGGCGAAGGTATGGAAGAAGTAATAAAGGCACTAGAAGAACGCGCCAAGCGGTACGAAGCAGCTAGTAAGAACCCTAGTTATAACGAATGGTACCAGGGCGTAAACAAAACAAAGCAGCGGGAAGTAGAAACTATTCTAGCGAACCTTAAGCACCTGGGCGGCAGGAACCACCAGCTAGCCCTGGACGGCTTAAGTAATCCAGGTATATAGGGGGTAAAATAATTATGACAGTACAGCAGCGCGTATATGAATGGGTCCTTATTCTGGGGGACGACATAGTAGTAGCAAAGGGCGAAAAACACGCCCCGAACGACGAACAGCTGGAAGGCTTTATAGAAGAGGTCCTTATGAAGAAGTACCCTACGGCTGGACGCTACAGCTATAAACAGCTTTATTGTGACGACTGCGGCGAAGGGGAAAACGACGTAACGGCCTACTATTATCCAAACAACGACCAGCGCGTAGTAAAATGCTTCGACTGCAGACATAAGCACTTTTTAAGCCGTAACTACGGAACCGTAAAGAAAGGGGATATAGGGCTATGAGTTGGAAAAGTATGCTTTATAAAATGCTTAAGTACAGTAACGACTATAACGCGATTAAGAAGGGCAAAGTAGGCCGACGTATCGGGCGCCGCGTAGCTGGTAAAGCTACGGGCCGCCTTTTCGGTAAACTATTCAAATAAATAGGGGGTATATGAAAATGGAATATAATAACGAAATGGAACTACTGGAAGAATTTAAGAACGCCTTCGAAGCGGAATACGGGGTACGCCCAGGTATTAGTATTAACATTCACCGCCTAAAGAAGCAGAAGGCCCAGGCGATAGCCGACGACCTGGGGGAAAAGCTAGGACGCCCTACGGAAAAAAGCGACGGCTGGTATAACGTACGTAGCAGCCTGGTAGACTTTTCTTTATTCTACGATAAGAAGCCCGCCTACAGCGTCCAGTACGTAATGGCTGGGGAACCTCATACCGAAGAAGTACCAGAAGCAGAACTAGCCGACTTCCAGCAGCGATTAAAGGAACAGGCGGGCGAACTTATTAGCGTCCTACCAGTAAAGGACTAGGGCGCTATGGATAAACAGCTACAGCAGGCGAAGAACGAAATAGTAAGGCTGCAGGAAGAAGTAAAGCGCCTTAAAGCGGACCGCGACTACTGGAAGAAAGACGCCCAGGACTGGTACCGCCGCGCTATGGAAGGGGGTAAGTAATCTATGGATAAATGCGAACGCTGCGAAGAAGTAACCAGGATTACGGTAACGTCTAACGGCGTATACGTATGTAACGACTGCTGGATAGACGGCGACGACAAAGAATAAAGGGGGTAAGTAGAATATGAACCAGGTAGACCGACTGGCCGACCGTACCCGTAAACTTATGGACGCGGTAAACCGTAATAAACTTATGGAAGAAGGCGACAGGGACCTAGTAAGCCACCACCTACGAAAAGCAGCCGAACAGCTGGAACGCGTCGCGAATGAGATACCGCCAAAACTAAACAAATAAAAAATATTTTTGTCGAAGGACCCCGCGCGGGTCCTTATTTTTTGCGCTTTTCGACGGTATTCGAGGGTATAAAACAAGAAATATTTTCATAAACTGATAAATTAGTACTTTACAAAGTAGAATATAGTAGAATATACTAGAACACAGTTACACATAACAGCAAGCAACGACAGCGAACGACGTAAACGCCGTCGAAGTATTGGACAGGCTAGCAGCTGGGGCGACCGCTGCCGTCGAAGGACGTAAAACAATGTAGGCCGCGCTAGCTAGGAAGCGACCCTAGCAAACTATTACATAACGAAGGGGGGCGAAACTATGACCCTAGCAGAAAGATTACTAGAAGCACAGCGTAAGGACGTAGAAGAAATGGACAGGATTATAAAAGCTGCAGAAGCTGGAACAGACCCAGCCGAAGCCTGCAGCCAGGTAGTAGGCGGGAAGTATAACTTATCAGAATTCACAGCTGCAGCGATTAAAGGGAAGGGGGCCGTAACAGTATGAAAAAGATTTTAGTAGTAAGCCCGTTATTAAAAGGGCGTAAAGAAGTAGAAGCGTATCTTAAGCAAATGGTAGGACAGAAGGGGGCGTAAGTTATGCCATACATTACTGGCGTATCTATACAGGGCTTCCAAAGTCATACGGGCAGCTTCCTACAGCTGGGGCCAGGGCTTAACGTAATTACAGGGCCTAGCGACAGCGGTAAGACAGCCGTAATAAGGGCGGTACGCTGGGTAGCCTTCGGGGAACCAAGCGGGGACGCCTTCGTAAACGAAAAGACGGGCGAAGCGCTGGTAGCTATACAAATGGATAACGGCGTAACAATCACGAAACGCCGTAAAAGTAAAAAGACGACTTACTTACTGCAGGCCGACCCAGGGGACGAAGGCCAGCTATTCGAAAAAGCAGAAGTACCAGAAGAAGTAAAGGTAGCCCTGGGAATAAATAAGCAAACCTTCGGGGACTTCGTAACAGCCTTAAACTTTGCTTTTCAACTAGAAGCGCCCTTCCTTATTAGCGAAACAGCTAGCGCAGGGGCGAAGATACTAGGAAAGCTAGCAGGAACCGAAGAAGTAGACGGGGCTATAAAGGACGTAAGTAAAGATACGTACCAGGCCCGCCAGGAACGAAGCCAGGCCGAAAAGGATATAGCCGAAGTAAACGGCCAGCTTTTAGAATTCGCAGGACTGGAACAGGAAAAGCAGCTACTAGAAACTATCGAATATTTACTAGGCGAAGTAGAAGCCGACGTAAATAACCTGGAAAACCTTAAGCAACAGCAGGCCGACCTGGATACGATTAAAGAAAGCCTACACAGGGCAGCGGAACGACTGGCCCAGCTAGCGCACGTACCAGAACTGGAAGCAGACCTTAAGGACGTAGAAAAAGCCCAGCAGCGCTACGATACGCTACTGGACCTATTCGAAACACTGGGGAAGGCTACCGCCACAGTAGAAACCCTTACCCAGAAGCTGGAAAGCTATACAGACCTGGCCGCTGCTGCCGAATTCGTGGAAGTGATTACGACGGACCAGGAAAGGCTTACCAATATTTTTAACTTATCCACATTATACACAGATTATGCACAGCAAGAAAATAAACTTTTACTACAGCTGGTAAGACTGGAAGGCGTAGACGAAGCCCAGGGGCTGCTTACAGCTGCAGAAACGGCTTACGAAAGTAAAAGCCAGCTGCTGGACCTAGAACTACGCTATAACAAATACCAGAACGATATAAACATAGCCCAGGATAAGCTGGCTGGCCTACAGCAGCTAAAAGAAGGCCAGGGAATACTAGAAGCCGTTACGGCTCAACAGAAGCAAATAGACGCCTTACAGGCCCTATATGACGACCACGCCGTAAAAGCTACAAATACCCAGCGCTACGTAACCTGGCTAGAACAGGCAAAGAACGACGAAGCGGCCGCGAAGCTGGCCTTAACCGAAGCCTGGGAAGCTGCAGGCGGTATATGCCCGCTATGCGAACAGACCCATAAAGGGGGCGGCTGCTAATGATTAACAGCGTAGATAAGATTTACGAAGGCGCGGTATACGTAGACATACCGACCAGGGCCGCGAATGAAACCTTTATTATAGACCGCCAGGACCTGGACAAAGTAAGGGAAGCCGACCGCTGGGGGCTTTATAAAGACGCGAAGGGCCGTAAATTCGCTAGAAGTGGAAGGGATAGCGGCCAGAAGCTGCTGCATAAGCTACTATTCGAAATTCCAAAAGGTAGCCGCCTGGTATGGAAAAACGAAGATACGCTAGACTGCCGACGAAGTAACCTACAGCTGGTAGACAAAGACGGGAACGTAACAGAACTAGAAAAACAGGGCGATAACCAGGTAGATACCATAGGCGTAGACGTATTACTGGCTCTGCTGGAACCAGAAAAGCCGACCAGCAAAGTAAAAGGGGTCTACTTCCATAAGGCCGCGAATAAATGGACGGCCAGCGCTTACTGGGAAGGTAAACGCCATAGCCTGGGATACTACGACGACCAGGTAGAAGCCGAAAAAATAGTAACAGCTTTTAGGGAAGCAGGACCCGAAGGCGTTAAAAAATTAAGGGGGATTAACTAATATGATGGAAACTAAGAACCGTATCGAAATAGCGAAGGTAAACTTACGTAAGGCTGAAAATGCAAAGGTACAAGCGGAAACACAGCTAGAAGCAGCGCGTAAGCAGCAGGAAGAAGTAGTACAGAAAATGGAAGCGGCAGGCGTTACACCAGATACGATTACCGAAGAAATTAAGAAGCTGGAAGGCCAGGTAGAAGAAGGGCTTAATAAAGTCGAACAGCTAATACCGCGGGTATAGGGGGCTAGCTTATGTACCGATTACAGAAGGCGAAGCTAGACTTACGGAACCAGCAGCAGAAGCTGGCAGCAAGAGAGGGCCAGAAGGAACTGCTAGAACGCCAGAAACAAAAAGCCCAGGACCGTAGAACAGCTGCAGAAGAACAACTAGGAATATACGACCTGGTACAGATACTGCTACAAAAGACCAGCGACTACGCTAGGCAGCAGGCGAAGCAGCGTATAGAAGAAATCGTAACCAGCGCGCTATCGGTAGTATTCGCGAAGGAATACCGCTTCGAAGTAAAGCTAGACGTAAGGGCCAGCCAGCCTATAGCGGAATACTGGCTATACAGCGACGACGTAGCTACCCAGCTAAAGCCGCCAGATTATGACCGCGGCGGCGGTATAGCGGACGTAGTAAGTCTGGCCTTAAGGCTAGCCGTAGGGGAACTAAGTAACGTAAAAGGGCCGCTATTCCTGGACGAAGTAGGGAAGCACGTAAGCGAAGAATACGCGCCTAACGTAGCTTACTTCCTTAAGGAATACAGCCAGAACTTTAACCGCCAGATAGTTTTAATAACTCATAATAAGCACCTGGCCGACATAGGCGAAGTAAGCCTAGCCGTAAGCCAGAAGAACGGCGAAAGCCAAGTAACGATAATATAGGGGGACTTTTTAATATGTGTATCAAATGCGAAATAAGTAAAATACTAGCCGACGCTATGGGCGTCGAAGTAAAGGAAGAAGTAGTAGGCCGTATTCCAGAAGAAAACCGCCAGGAACTGCTACAGCTGGAAAAAGCGGGCGAACTAATGAAGAAGGAAATAGAAGCCGCGCTTAAGAAGGCAGCCGAAGAAGTAGCAGCGAAATACAGACCAAAGGAAGAAGCGTACGAAAAGCTGGCTACTAAAGCCTGGGACGACGCGCTAGTAGCTGCAGGAATGGACCCAGAAGCGGACGACTACGACATAGACCGCAGGACTGGGGAAGTATCAGTAACAAAGGTAAAAGAAAAGGCGCCAGCTGGCAGCCATTAAGGGGGCCGCGTATGATAAAGCTACTTTATTCTGGCGATAAGCATATACGGGGAACGAACCCCAGGAACCGCCTAGACGATTATAAAGAAAGCCTTAAGCTAAAATTCGAAGAACTATTTAAGATAGCGGAAAGCAGCCAGGTAGACGCGATACTGGACCCAGGGGACATATTCGACAGCCCCGTAGTAAGTATTAGCGTACTGCTGGAATTCGCGGAACTGCTAAAGAAAAGCCCAGTACCGTATTATACGACCGCTGGAAACCATGATATTTTCGGGTATAACCTGGCAACGTACGAACGTACCAGCCTTAAGTTATTAAGCCTACTGGTACCGCAGCTTACAGTAGTAAACGACCCTACCCAGCCCGTACTGCTGGAAAAGGACGGGGTAAAGGTACAGCTTACTTTTACGCCGTATAGCGGGGATATAGACCGCGACGGCTACGGCTACAGCCCTGGGGTAGAAACCGAAGGCGCGTATAAAATTCATACAGCGCATGGTATGTTACTAGACCATACGCCGCCCTTCGACCGCTTTACACTGGTCCAGGAAGTAGACACTACGGCCGACCTGGTACTAACAGGACACGACCATACAGGCTACGGCGTATTCAGAAGGGCCGACGGTAAAGTATTCGCGAATATCGGCAGCTTAACCAGGCTAGCCGCTTCCCAGGCAGAAATGGAACGCGATATACAGGCGCTGCTAATCACAGTAAGGAATTCTACAGCTGCAGACCTGGAAGTAATTAAGCTAGCCAGCGCCAGACCTGGGGCCGAAATACTGGACCGTAGCCGTATCGAAGCGGAAAAGAAGCGCCAGTACGCTATGGATACGTTTAGCGCCCTAATTAAGACCGACGAAGGCGAAGCCGCGCTAGTCGATATTCCAGGTATCGTAGAAATGATAGCGAAGCAGGAAGCAACGAACCCAGAAGTAATTAAGCTAGCGCTGCAGAAAATAGAACAGGCCCGCGAACGACTGGGCTAGGAAGGGGGAAGCTATGAAGCAAAGCGTAAGAAGCGGGGAAAATATCTATAACGAAATTAAACGCCTGGAAGGCGAACTAGAAGAACTTAACCAGGCAGCTTACGAAGTAGAAGAAGCCGTAGGGCGGGGAACGAAACCTCATACGCTGCTTAAAGACGCCGCAGAAGAAAAGCGTAAGGAATTAAATGCAGCAAAGCGCCAGGACTGGACGCCTGCAGAAGTAAAGGGCTTCAACCTATGAAGGGCTGGAAATGTAATAACTGCGGCCATATCCACGAAGCGACCAGCGACGACCTAAAGGAAATCGGCTTCGAATGGGTCCTAGACGGGCGGGCTAGTAAAACCAGCTGCCAGAACTGCGGCAGCTACACGATACAGCAGCCGTACACCTGGAACGACTGGGGCCACCCGATAGCGGGACGCTTCCTACTGGTAAAATCAAAAAACAAAGTAAAGGGGAAAAGAAAACAATGAGTAAAGGCCATGAATACCTAACAATTATTAACCCGCAAAAATTAGAAGATACGCTACAGCAGCTGGACGGGGCGGTAGCGGACGTAATCGAAGCAGGACAAAAGAGGGAAGGCAGCTACGGCGAAAAGCGCGACCTTTTAAAGCGTAAGTATGAACTGGAAGGCCGTATAGAAGTAGAGGAAGCCCAGGCGCTTATGGAAGTAAAAGGGGACGGGAAGGAAGCCCATGCAATCGTAAACGGGGAAAAGGTAAGTATTACGAACGATAAGGCCCGCGACGCTTACCGCCGCTACGCTAGTAAGGAAGCACGTACAGAACTGGCCCAGGTAGAAGGGCAGCTAGCACAGCTGGACGTAGACAGATTTAGGGCTACCGACGCCTGGGAAACAGCAAAAGCAGCGGCCGACCTAGTAGGGAATAAGGCCAGCTTACAGGCTGCTTTACTTAACTTCTTAAAATAAGGGGGTAACGTATGGACCCGAAGCAGCAAGCGCTACGGAATAAGCAAAGGGAACGGCAGCAGCGCGGCGATAACTTCCAGGAAGAATACCGCCGCAGCTGGGCCGAAGTACCGAACGTATGGCACATAAGAATAAAAGACGGTAGGGGCGGCACGAAACCAGCGGACCATATAACGCTATGCCAGAAGGTAAACATACTGGCCGAACTAAAGCGGACCGCTAGCCAAAAATTCGAACTAAGCTACCTGGAACCGAACCAGATACGGGGCCTGGTAGACTTCGACCAGGTAATAGACAGGAACTACGGCCTGGTACTTTGCAGCTTCCATAACCCAGGTAAAGGGCTGGACGACTGCTACGCGATAAGGCTAGTAACGGCTATACGGTATATGCAAACGAAAGGGAAGGCCCATATAACCCTGGGGGAACTAAAGGAAGCCCGCTTTAATGGGAAGCGGGTAGCGATACGGATACCCAGGCTGGATAAGGCAGCCCCTACCTACGACTTAAAGGGGGTAGCTGAATGTTACAAATCTTTGTAACTCATAACATAAGAATACGGGGCGCTAGTACACCCTTACGGGCAGCGATTACGAAGGCCCTAACAATGGATAACCCAGCCTACGCTGCTAGCAAAAAGCGCGGCAGAAGGACCTGGGGAATAGATAAGAAGATAGAACTATACGTACCCGACAGGGGCGACCTAGTAGCGCCGCGGGGCTTCTTATCAGAACTAGAAGAAATACTTAAGACCCAGGGTATAACGCCTTCGAAGGCCATAGTAAAACGGCTTACAGAAGGCCAGCCCGTAGACTTCGGACCCTGGAACCCAGACTACCAGCTAATGGCCGACCAGGAACCCGCTGTAGCTGCTGCGGTAGCTGCTAACGGGGTACTGGTAGCCCCAGCGGGAAGCGGTAAGACAGTAATGGGTATGCGGTATATATTCGAAAAAGGCGTACCGACTTTATGGCTTACCCATACCCAGGACTTACTGTACCAGGCAAAAGGCGAAGCCGAAAAAATGCTTAAAGGCGTAGGCCGCGTAGGCGTACTAGGGGACGGGAAGAAGGACTACGGCGACGGTAAGCTAATCGTAGCGACCGTACAAACGCTGCAGAAGAACCCAGACCTAATAGAAGGCCTAAAGGATATTATAGGGACCGTCGTAGTAGACGAAGCGCACCACTTCCCAGCCCCAGCCTTTATAGAAGTAGCGGGCCTATTCCCAGCCGTAAATATGCTGGGGGTAACGGCCACGCCAGAACGTAAGGACCTTCTGGAAGTGTATATGTATAAAGGTATCGGCCCGAAGGTTTACGAGATAACCAGGGACGGCCTATACGAAAGCGGGCGACTGATTAAGCCAGAAGTAAAATTCATCTATACCGACTTCGACCAGGAACAGGCCAGCGACAGGAACGAAATAGACAGCGTAGACGCTGGGGGCGAAGATATGGACTATATAGCCCTTACGAATGACTTAATAAACGACCAGAAGCGCGCGAAGCTGGTAGCGGAAACGATACTAGACGCCGCCTACGGTAACTATCAGATAGTCATAACGGAAAGCGTAAGATACTGCTACGTACTTCGGGACCTGGTAGAAAAGCAGGCCCTGGCGCGCTGGGGAACTGTACCGCGGCTAGCTGTAGTACATGGACCTATCCAGCGTTATAAATGGGTAAGGAACTACGAACCTTACGGCGGCTTTATAGAGCAGCGCGAGAAGAACGGCGTAACCGAATATAAAGTAGAGAACTACACAGCTGCAGAATTCGACGCCTGGCAAATCACACCGAAGAAACGTAAGGACATTATGGAACAGGCAAACGGGAAGCAAATAGATATACTTTTTGCTACACAGCTGGCCCGCGAAGGGCTGAATATGCCCCATTTAAGCGTAGGCCATATGGCTATGCCAAAGAGGGGCGACGCTAGCGGCAGTAAGAACGGGGCCAGCGTCGAACAGGAAATAGGGCGTATTATGCGGCCAGACAGAAGTAACCCAGATAAAAAAGCAGTCTGGTACGATTACGTAGACTACGGCGTAGGGGTCTATAAAAGCCAGTACCAAAGTAGAAGAAGCGTATACCGACGCCTGGGGCTGCAGCTACCAAAGAAGCCGCGCACAGAAAAAGACGACATTATAGACTTTTTAGGCAGTAAAAATATTTTCGACTTACCGCTATAGGGGGAATACATCATATGGAATTTAAGCTATACAAAGTAAGCGGGTACGAAGAAACGATAAACAGCTTACGAATGAGTAAAGGCAAGTTTTACAGCTGGGAAAAGGCCCAGGAAATACAGCTACTGGTCTACCGAGTAACGAACGCCCAGGGCTTCCTACTTACAGAAAACGCGTACCGCGAAAAGAACTACGTACTGGAACAGCTGGAAGGCCCGCTAGATTACGAAAAGGACGTAGCAGAATTTAAGCGCCTGCTGCAGCTAACTTTTAATAATGCTATGGGCGAATTTAAGCACCATACCCTAATGAAGTATATAGACATATCCTTTTTTACCGAAGGCCTGCATAGGGGCGCCCAGGACGACCTAGACGCCCACGCGATAGCCTTTAATAACAGAATAACCCGCTACAGTACGCGCCTGGCAGAAATCGACCAGAACCTATTAAGCGAATGGTACCAGGACAAGATTATACCCTTTTCAGAAACGCCTTTTTATTCTGATATGCCTAACGAGATTTACGGGGAAAACGGTAAATTTATTAAGACGCCCTTCGGCTGGGTAATCGAGAAATACGCCCAGGTACCAGCGAAGAACGGACTAGCGAAAGACGTACAGCGGGGCGGTATGCTTATCGGAATGGCTAGTAATGCTATCTGGAAAACGGACCTATTTAACCTTCGCTATGTTTATAAAATGCGAAGCAAGCTAACGAAGGCGAACCCAGAACTAAAGATAGGAATGGAACAGCTGGCCGACCAGATAGAAGAAGCTATACCCGTATTCGGTCCATACTTCCGTAAGGAACTTACCGACAGCGGGACCTGGGAACATATGAATAAGATACGTACTATTAGCAGCGACGAATGGAACCAGTTTAAAGAATGGAAGAAGGGCCAGGCTTCGACATAAGCGCAAAAAAGACCGTCGAAACTTGTAAAATAATGCTTGTTTTGTAGAACATAGTAGAATATAATAGAACATAGTAACAGATTACTAGATTAAGAGATTAAGAAAGGGGGCTACGGTATGGGACAGGCCCAGCAGCTAGAACTACTGGAAAAGCAGCTAGAAGGCTATCCTGTAGCCCTGGACCCAGGCCAAGTAGCCGAAGTACTGGGGGTATCCAGGCGCTACGTAGACCAGCTGCTTACAGCTGGTAAGCTGCAGCACTTCGTACTAGACGAAACAAAGCAGCGTAAGGAAAAGCGGGTAACAAAGGCGGCCCTAATTGCCTTTATGAGTAATAACAAAAACTAAACCGAAAAGGGGAAAAACGAAATGACAGAAGCAAACAAAGCAATTCAAGAGGAAGCAGCAAAAACGAACGAAGTAGCAGTAAAGCAGGAAGGCGCAGTAGCAACAACAGCAGCAGGCAGTAACTATATCAGTACTATTTTAGAAGAAACTAAGCGCGGCTTCGTAGAAGCGAACGCGGGGCTAGACCTGGATTATGTACGTATGGGCGACTGGTTAAAACTGAATAAGAAAGGTAACTACGTCGAGAAGGACGACGAGGAAGTAAGCTACGGGGACAGTATCGACGTAGTAGTAGGATACGGCGAACAGCGTTATATGTTATGGGGTAAAGACGGCAGCGCAGAAAAAGGGGAACTTATCGTAGCAGAACCAACAGAAGCAGAAGCGCGCGAAGTACTAGGCCAGTGGCTTATGGAAAACCCAGAAGCTGCAGAACGCTACAGCCAGGACGATATTAGCCTACGTTACCTAGCTTATGTAGTACCAGTAAGCACGTTAGGACAAGACGACTTCCCGAAAATCTACTTACTATCATTCGCGCCAGGGGATACTATCGGCTGGGGACGCTATGCTATGAACGTATTCAAAGGGAAATTTAAGGCGCTAGGCGTACCAGCTAAGACTGGGGCGAACAAAGTAGTAACGCGTATTACGTCAGAAGAACGCGAAAATAGCGACAAAGAAAGCTATTTAGGCCATAAATTCGAAGCAGTAGGATTATTTAACCCAGCTGATTACGGGATTAAAGTAGAAGCATAATTTACTAGATTTATAGGGGGCGTCGAAGTATGGCAAAGGAACCAAAAATAACAGACTTTAAATACGTAGACGCCTGGCACAGCGACAAAAACGGGAAGGGCAGCCCCTGGCTTCGTATCGAAGCTGGGGCCGTCCAATCTTTTCAAATGGAAGAAGCCTTTAACTTTAACTGTTTTACGACAGTACAGCGCTTCGCTAGCAGCACAAAGAACAGCGGGGAACCTTTTATAGCCCCGCTTTACTTTGACCTAGACCACGCGGAAAACCCAGCAGTAAGCCAGGCCGACGCGGTAAAACTTATCGAATTCTTTACAAAGGAACTAGACGTACTACCCAGCGATATATGGGTATATTTTTCTGGTAGCAAAGGCTTCCATATCCTAGTAAGTAGTAAGGCCCTGGGTATCGAACCAGGTACCGACCTTCATAAAATCTTTAAGCATATAGCGGGCTACCTAGTACATAGGCTGCAGCTTACTTCCCTAGACCTGGTAGTATACACTAGCTACCGTATGCTGCGCCTACCGAATTCGCAGCACCATAAAACAAACTTATTTAAGGTAGAACTATCCATAGATGAATTAAAGGACCTTACGCTAGACCAGGTAAAAGACCTGGCAAAACAGCCGCGTAAGGAATTGCCATATACAACGAAAGAACGTAACGAAGCCCTGGACCTAAGAAGGGCAGCGGCGCACTTCTACGGCGATAAACGAAACGAGTACCGCGAAGCAGCTGTAACAGCGTCGAAGCGATACGATAAAGAGGAATACCGCTTTAAGAAGGGCCAGCCGCCCGTATGTGTAGAAGATATTCTAAGCGGGGGCTGGAAGAAGGAAGGCGACCGAAACCAGGCTACGGTACAGCTGGCCTGTTATTTTAAGGACGCTGGACATACGAAGGAAGAAACGGTACAGGAACTGGAAGCCTGGGTAGTAAAGCATACGACCGCGAAAGGCGGCTACCAGGTAGACCAGCGTAAAGCGAATACCAGAAGCGTAGTAGACGCTGTATACAGTAAAGAAAATACGTACCGCTTCGGCTGCGCGTTTATTCGCAGCTTACACGCCGAAAAGAGCAGCCCGCAGGATAAGGACTACGAACGCGTAGCCTGCGCTGGGGACTTATGCCCCTGCATAAAGCAAAGTAAAGTAAGCGAAGATAAGGACGCCGTACAGCTTCACTTATCAGAAACAGGGAAGGCCGAACTAACGGGCCAGACAGTAAAGACCCGCGTAATGGTAGCTGGTAAGAAGCATACGCCGTATATCGTACCCGCGAAAATAGAGTACGCCTGCTGGGGCCGCGACGGCTGCAAAAAGTACCATTGTCCCCTATATGACATTCCCAGCGGTACAGCCTTTAAGGACCTGGGGGTAGCGGACCGCGAACTTATCCAAATGACAGGAACGGGCGACGATAACATAAAAGGAATTCTTAAGGAACTAAGCGGCGTACCGAACTGCGGGAAGTACAATACCGACATAGTAGAAACGACGAACGTAGAAGAACTGCTAGTAATTCCTATGGCCGAAGAAGCAGAAGAAGGCGAGGAAGAAAAGGGCGACGGTACCTACGTATTAAGACGGGTATACGCCGTAGGCGGGCTTCCAGTATCTGAAAATAAATACTACGAAATTACAGGCTACGTATTCCCGCACCCGAAGAACCAGGAAAGTACGATACTGGTAAAGAACGCGAAGCCATTACAGGACGTAGTAGACAGCTTCGAACTATCGGACGAAGTAAAGGACCAGCTGGCCGTTATGCAGCCAGCCGACTATACACCAGAAGCGATAGAAGAAAAGCTAGCCGCGATATGCGCGGACCTTACCCATAACGTAACCCATATAGTCGAACGGGACGAAACCCTACTAGGCGTACTTCTTACGTACCATTCTGTACTACGTTTTAGGGTACCCTGGGCGTCCGACCCTATAAGGGGCTGGGCCGAACTAAAGATAGTAGGGGATACAGGAACGGGTAAAAGTGAAATCTTAAAAAGCCTTATGACCTTCGCAGGACTGGGGAACCGAGTAAACGCGGAAAGTACAAGCCGTACGGGTCTAACCTATAAAATGGAACAGTCTGGAAGTAACGGGGCCTGGTATATAGTCTGGGGCGCCTGGCCGCTAGCTGATAAAGAAATGATATGGATAGACGAAGATACGGGGATAAGTAAAGACGATTACGGCGAAATGACCCTAGCCCGAAGCGACGGGAAGCTAGAAGTAAAGCGCGCCGTAACAGCGGAAACGTCTTGTAGAGTACGGGCCGTACTTACGGGGAACGTACCACGTGGGAAGCGACTAGCCGACTATTCCCAGGGCGTCGAAAGTCTTAAGGATATTTTTAATAACGAAGATATACGCCGCTTCGACTTCGGTATTTTTATGAGGGCCAGCGACGTAGACCCAGAAAAATATAATAAGGCCCTGGGCCATTATCCTAGTATGATAAGCAGCGATACGCTTAAAAATAATATCCTTTTTTCCTGGTCCAGAAAGCCAGACGACGTTATTTTTACAGACGCTGGCGTAGATAAGCTGCTGGACGTATCGACAGAATTAAGTAAGGTTTACGGAAACGCGAACGACATACCGCTAGTAAGTCCTTCGGACCAACGTAACAAAGTAGCCCGCCTGGCTGTAGCCCTGGCTGCTTTAACTCATTCGACGGACGAAAGCGGGGAACGTATCGTAGTTTACCCAGGACATATAGACTTTATCGGGGCTTACCTTAAGGAAATCTATAACGCCCCAGGCTGCGGGCTTAACTATTACGCGAAGCTAGCCATAAAAGAGGAAGAAATGACCCAGGAACGCTACGACAAACTTACCAGGGACTTACGAAAGATAGATACGCTGCAGGGGGATATAAAATTCTTTGAATTTATACGCCTATTCGCCCAGCAGAAGTACCTACGCCTGGGGGACGTAGAAGCTATGCTAAGTATCGACAAAGACGAAGCGAAGCAAATCGTAAACCAGCTTGTAAAAATGCGAATGATTATAAACACTAGCGGCGGCTTCCGTAAAACGCCCCGATTTAATGCTTACGTAGGTAAATGCTTCGAACTGGGGCTATTCGACGGAATGGACGACGACTACTAGAAGGGGGTACCACTATGGAACGTAAAATACCACAGCATGGCGAAACCTGGCAGCACTATAAAGGCGGCCAGTACGAAATTATAACCGTAGCTACTCATACCGAAACCGAAAGGCAGCACGTAGTATATACCGACGGCCCGAACGTATGGACCAGGCCCCTAGATATGTTTATGGGGAATGTTTACAGGGGCGACCACTACGTAGCCCGCTTCCAGAAGGTGAACGTATGAAGCTGGGGGGAATGTTTGGAAAGCAGAAAACACTAGCAGGAAGCGCGAAAGCGAAGGCTACTATACAGCCTTCGCCTTCAACTATAGAAAAAATGGACCCGAATACAAAAAGCCTAGCGGCCCAGGTAGCAGCGAAGCCGAAGCCAGGGGAAATACCTATAGAATGGCCGAAGATACCCGTACAGCAGGCGAAGGACTACCAGCCTATCCTAACAGCTGCAGGCCTGGAAGAATACCTTAAGAAATGCCAGGAAACAGGACTAGCAGGCTTCGACTGGGAAACTGCTGCAGAAGAAAAAACGCGCCAGGAATTCCAGCTAGTTAAGGCCGACTACGAAGCAAAGGTAGCCAGCCTTAACGCGCAGCTGCAGCCACTGGACCCTAAGAACGATAAGGACGAAATAAAACAGCTGGAAGCTATGAAGAAGGTAGCAGAAAGCGACTACGAAGCGAAGCGCGAAGCCTTCCTACGTACACCGCTGGACCCCTGGAAGGGTAAAATAGTTACCTTTTCTGTATCGGCCCAGCCGCACGAAAGCCGCGTAGTACCTATCGACCATAAGCTAGGGCGAAACTTCGAACCAGACCTACCCAGGGACGAAGCCCGTAAGCTATTTATGGATATAGTCGAACGGCTGCTATTCAAAAGCGAAAAGATAGTAAAGATAGCCTTTAACTTATCATTCGAAACGAAGTACGCCGCGAAATATGCGAAGTATATAGGTATGCCAGTAGCGGACCCGCAGCAAATGATAGTACGAACGCTACAGCTGGTAGCCCCGCAGCGAATAGAGGACCCAGGCTTCCCTGTAAAGGGCTGGGGATTAAAAGCAGCGACTAAGAAAGTATTCGGGGTAGCTATGGCTAGCCGCTTTACGGAACTACTGCAGAAACATAAAGCGGAATTTTTCGACGAAGTACCAGCGGACCAGGGCGACGGCTTAATATATTCGGCAGAAGATAGCGACTACGCCCTACAGCACTATTTATATTGGGACCAGGTAGCGAAGCAAATTAAGACGTACGAAGGCTGCCCTAACAAGAATTACAGCGAATGGCTGCATAACGTCGAAATGCCTTTTACTAGGGTAATCGGACTTATGGAATATTGGGGTATGCGCTGGGACCAGGACCTAGCCCAGCAGAAGGAAGAAGAAGCCCTAATAATGCAGGAACAGCTGGCCGAACGTATTAAGGCGATTATCCATAAGGCGACAGGCGAAGAAGTAAGCCCAGGGAAATCTGGAAAGACCAAAAGCGTAAAAGAAGCCCTTTTCGAACGTATGAACATACCTACCGCGAAATGGGGTAAGACGGGGCCGAGCCTGGACGAAGAAGCCCTTATAAATATGGAATTTATGCTAGAAAACAGACTAGAAAAGCTGGACGAAGAAAAGTACCTAAACGTACCGCTACCCGAAGGCTGGGAAGAAATAGACCCAGACGCGACCTACGGGGAACCTGGCTTTAACGCGACGATAAGCAAAGAGGAACGCGGGGCCATAAGGATAGCGAAGCGACCGCAGCACCCTTTTAAGGACGAGGGTATAGAACTTATTAACGCTATGATGAAAATACAGAAGTACAGTACCCTAATATCCAGCCATATTAAAGGCCGTAGTAAATTCCTTAACAGCGAAAGCAAAAGGATACACGCGGGCTATGCACCCTGGACAGATACCAGCCGCTTAAGCAGCTTTAAGCCGAACGGCCAGAACGTACCAGCGCCCCATAACGACGACCTGGGTATACGGAACTTCTACGTAGCGGGTCCAGGTAAGATACTATTCCTTATCGACTTCGCGGGCTTCGAACTTCGTATAATGGCCTGGAAGTCTGGCGACGAAGTTATGATAGATATTTTTAATACGGGCGGCGATATGCACAGAAAGACAGCCGCTACTATGACTGGGAAACCAGAAGAAGAAGTAACCAAAAGGGAACGCGGCGACGCGAAACCAGGTAACTTTGGTATCAGTTACGGCGGTACAGAACACGCCCTACAAAAGACCTTCTTAACGGACTATAGAGTACGTAAGACGTTAGACGAATGTTTAGAAATCGTAAACGCCGTAAAGCGTACCTATCCAGGAATACCGCGCTACCAGCGGGAAATAGAACTACTGGCTAGGGAACAGGGCTACGTCGAAACCATTTACGGCTACCGTCGTATGCTTCCAGAAATAAATAGCGCGAACGGGAAGGCTAGAGGGTCCGCAGGACGCCAGGCAGCAAATACGCCAATACAGGGAACAGCAGCCGACTTAATGAAGGCAGCCCAGAACAGGGTCTACGACGCGATAGCAGAAGGCGGCGTACTGGAACATGGTAAAACGGATATGATAGCCCAGATACACGACGAAATTATTTTCGAAGTAGACGACGACCCAGCCGTAGTAGAAGCCATGTACCACAAAGTAAAGGCCATTATGGAACAGAAGCCAGTAGAGGACTTCCCAGTACCAGTAGTAGCAGAAGGAAGCGTAGCGTACAGCTGGGGGAATAAGAAGGACGTAGAAGAATGGCTAAAAGAAAGGAAGGGGGCCTAGTATGTTAGCAGCTTTTCAGACGATTTTATTTTTAGTTATTGTTATATCTTTGGTATTCGCCTTCGGGGACAAAGAAGCCGACAAAAGAAAGCCAGCAGCCTATACGCTTATAGCTGCTACTGTTATTACTTTTCTAACATTCTTACTTTTATAAGGGGGTCCAGGTAATGGTACTTAATGACAAAGAAATACGAGAACTAGCAGCTGGGGGCTTTATACAGCCCTTCCAGCCTACAAACGTAAAGGAAAGAAAACTACTGCAGGGGAACGAAGCCTACAGCTACGATACGACGGTAAGGGCCTTATCCTTCGGTACTTCCAGCTTCGGGTACGACTTTACACTGGCCGAAGATATTCTACTTTTTACTGCAGACTACCGTACGACCCTAAACGTAAAGGACTTCGATAAGGACGCCTTTACCGAACTGCTGGAAGTACACCAGGACGAATACGGGCGCTTCGTTATTCTACCGCCCCATAGCTTCGTACTGGGCCATACAAAAGAATACGTAAAAATGCCAGACGACGTACTAGGGCTATGCTTCGACAAAAGTACATACGCCCGAATAGGCGGGATACAGACCAACGTAACCCCGATAGAACCAGGCTGGCAGGGTCAGATTACGCTAGAAATCAGAAATACCTTACCATGCTTTACTAGGTTGTACGTAGGCGAAGGAATTATACAGACTATTTTCTTAAAAGGGAACCGCCCAGAAGTAACCTACGCCGATAAGGGCGGGAAGTACCAGGGCCAGCAGGGTATAACGGGGGCTAGGGTATGATTAAGCGGACCCACGACCCAAAAGGACAAAAGACGAACAGGGCCGACAGCGTAGCGCGGCCGCCTGGGCGCCTGGTAGGAATTATAGCGGTACGACCTAAAGGCCTGGCAGCTGGGGAATATAACCCGCTAGTAATGGCCTGGACCGTAAACCCGTACCGAAAAGACTATAACGAAGTAGTAGAGCAGCAGCAAAAGAAGCCGCAGCTATCGAAGTACAGTAACGACCTTTTTTATTCAATGTTTAGGAAATGGGGGGACTAAAGACTATGAACCGACAGGAACGCCGTAAGAGGGAACGAAGCAGCCAGAAGTACGAGCAGCGCCAGACCTTTACGAAGAAGGAAGTAGAGGAAATGAACGCCTTAAGCTACCAGCATGGCGTAGCCTTCGCCTTATATGGGGCGAAGAAAGCCCTAGAACTAGGGGAAGTAAGACTAGACCGTATTCGTAAGGAAGTACTTAAGCTAGAAGGTATTTACTTCGACGGTAGCAGTATCGAGCCGCTGCCGTTTAACGTCCAGGATATGGTTAAGTATAGGGGGGCTGCGCTTGCGAATACCGCCGCTAGCAAAAATGGACAAATCAAAACAAAGTAAGGGGGCTACGAAATGGAAAAGGATAGCATTTTTACGGGTACTAGCTTCGAAATTCAGACCGCAGGAAAGGCAGAAACCGAAACACTAAACACCCTGGGAAAACCGCCGCGGGACTACGACCTATTCCTGGCAGCTGCTACGGATACCTTCGTAGCAAAGGATACCGACTACGACAGCCGATTTATGCGGGGAATGAAGGAACTGGACGCGTATACCTTATGGGCCTGGGAAGTCGATAAGAAGCTAGACCGACTTCGTACATGGATACAGCGGGGCGAACTGCTGGTAAAAGGGGAAGGCGTCGAAAACAGCATACAGGACCTTTTTGTATATTCAGTACAATACAGGGCCTTTACAGAAGGGCGGGTAGCCACACTAGACGCTGGCCCGCTTACGTTACTACACTACTGGCGACGACATAAGGAAGCTATTTTCTACGAAACAGCGGCCAGCTTTAAGCCTGGCGACTGGATAAAATACTTAATTGATAAGGAACGTATAGCGCCGAACGAATACGCCCTACAGAACTTTATAAAGCTGTATATGGGCGACCGCGTAAACGTCACAGACTGGCAGCAGGCTATACGCGAAATTCTAAGGGGGTAAACATGAAAAAGCAAGCGCTGGCGGGGGCTGCTATCGTAGCCCTGGCCCTAATCATACTTACGAACTGGGGGCCTTCATATGAGGAAGAACCAGGTAAGCAAAGGGTACAAGCGCCGACAACAGGACAGACAGCACGACAGGGCGAAGAACAAACAAAGCAGGAAGCAGAAGAAGGGAAGGGACTATATGAGATTACGCGAACAAATGCAGAAGAAGGAAAACCTAGTACAACAGCTGCAGGGGGAAGTAGTAGAGCAGGGGAAGGAAATAGCACGACTGGAACAGGAAGCAGCGGACTACAGTATAGCCTGGGAACACCAGAAGCGGATTACAAAGAACTGGATAGACACTTCCACGAAATGCAAGCAGCGGAACGAAAAGCTGCAGCAGAAAGTAGACAGCCTGGAACGGGCGATAGTAGGCAGCTGGCTAGCAGGGGTAGCGCTGCTACTTATTACGACGCTGGTATTTTTCAGATAACAGCCTATACGGCGGGATACGAAAGCACAGGGAAACACCCAGGCGACCCAGCCTACGGCGTAACAGCAACAGGGACCACAGTAAAAGAAGGCCGCACCATAGCGGCCGACTGGTCCATACTACCGCCTGGAACCGTCGTACGTATCCAGGGGCTAGAAGGCTACTATACGGTAGAAGATAGGGGCGGGGCCGTCGTAGGTAATATTATCGACCTCTATATAGAGGACCTAGAAGAAGCGATAACCTGGGGACGCCAGGAACGTAAACTATACGTAAAGGAATGGGTCGAATGATAAGGGACTTAACGGCCGAAGAAAAGGCCAGTATTAAGAAGCAGAAGGACAAAGCGAATAAGCACTATAACGAGATTAAGAAAAGCCTTACCCAGCAGCTGCGCGAAGCTAGTAAGGGCCAGAAGGGACATATAACGGACCGTATGCGACAGCTGCAAAGAAGCCGCGACGCCGTACCCGCTATAAAGGGTACGCCCGTCGTATTCCTTCTGGAAGGGAAGGAAATAAAACTAAACTACGACCTAATTAAAAAGGCCCTGCGGCTTACTAAGGGCTTCACGCGTACGGTAAGTATCGAAGGGCTTTACTTAATTATTCAGTACGAAAATAAGACAGGGAAGGGCCGCTATGAGTTTATCCAGCTGGGCGACGAATATACGCTACTGGAACTTCCAGCGGTAGAACTAGAGGGGGTATATTATGGCTAAACAATTAAGGGCCGTTATTCGAAAAGGCGGGCAGGAATACCAGGTAAACCCGCAGGGCGTAGAAGGAAGCCTATACGACGTACACGAATTCCTAATAAAAGTAGCGACGGGTAAGGACTTTATCATAACGGAAAACGAGATACTAGACCTGGGAACCAGCGACGACTACGAAGCGATTAAGGTATGGTATGAGGAAGTACCAGACGCCGTAGAAGTAGCCCCACCAGAAGAAAAGCGGGAATACTTCGAAGAAGAATATACCTATATAGCCGAATACCTGGGAAATAAACTACGGATAAAAGGCCTGGCTGCTAGATACCTAGACCGCGAATACTACCTACCTATGCACATAAACGACCAAGCAGCCCTAGAAGCCCTTCCAGGTAATAAACTTAAGGCGCTGCTTATGGCAATCGTACCAGCGAACGTAGCCGTAATCGTACCGCCCGCGCAGCTACCCGACTATGCAGAAGCGGAAAGCTATATACGGGACCTGGGCGACGAGTACCAGAAGGAAGTCGAACGGCACCAGGAAAAGCAGAATAAGAACGCCGTAGCCTGGGAAGGCTGGAACGAAAAAGAATGAGATACGAAGAAGCACAGCAGCAGCTACGCGAGATACTAAAGAGCCAGAAAACCATAACGACGAAGCGCCTAGCCGAACTACTGCAGGCTATGAACGTATCACTAAAGAAGGACCAAAGGAACCAGGAAGTAGAGTACCTAAAAAACGAAATAAGGAAGCTAAAGAAGGGGGCCGAATAAATGGGGAAGTTAGGACTAGGGTACGTTATGAACGCCGTACTAGACGACTTAAAGGACACAGAAGAACGCCGTATACTGCTGGATACAAAGCTAGATAAGGAAGGCCGTACGGCGGCCCTTACGGCGCTAGAAGGTAAAATACGGCGTTATAAGAAGGACTTTTCTAGGAACCTGGACGACGTATACCCAGGGGATATTAAAAAGGCCCTACGTAGCGACGTAAGGGAAACAAAGCGGGGCAGATAATGGGTAAGGAAGCAGAAATACGGCGGCTATTCTGGCACGTACTAGAAAAGGGAAACATAGAAGCTGTAGCCGCTGCTGCATACCTGGGGGAACTAGACCGAATACTGGAAGGCCAGGAAGCGGATAACGACGTACTGGACCTGGCAGCCGAACGGCTAGAAGCCCAGGGGCGGCTTACGGCGGGCGAATGGATAGAGCAGCAAAACAGATACAGGGGGCGGTAGTATGAACTTCGCGAAATTTAAAGAAGCCTACCTTAAGAAATGGCCGCAGCACCTGGAAGCCCCAGGGGACGAAGAACTATTTAAGCTATTCTTAAGCCAGGTAGTTATAGGCGAATGGCAATATAAAGAAATGAAGAAGGACCGCCGTACGGCGAAGCTGGCCGACATAGGTAAGCCGCTGGAACCCAGAAAAGAACCAGCCGAACACCCAGGCTTTAACCGCTGCAACGTAGACCAGGCAGAAAAGCTACGGCGCCAGGTACGTACGGCCCGCGCCCAGGGGGTAGACCTACCGCCTACCGAATGTAACGTATGCGGGAACGACCCAGAATATATAGACTGGTGTACCGCCTGTAATGGTAGGGGCTACTTATGAAGATAAGCGAAGCCCTGCTATATATCGTAAAGGAAAACGGGGGCCGTATCGAGCATACCCAGGTAGCGCGCTGGATAGGCCAGCTAGTAAAAGCGGGCTACCTGGAAATATACCACGACCGCAGCGGGGAAGAACTAGAAGTAGGGTACCAGCTAACCGATAAGGCGAAGGAAAAAATAGAAACGTAAGGGGCTGTAAGTATGGACGAAAAGGAACTACGAAGGCTGGCAGAACGTACAGGGGCTACAGAAGAAGAACTACGTAAGGCGGTAGCGGTACTAGGCCACGCGGTAACAGGGGTAGCTGCTGCTTTTCGCCAGGCTATGGAACTAGCGCGGGCCAGCTGGGAAGAAATCGAAGCCCAGGACCCGCAGGCCGACCTGGCACGTATGAAGCAGGAAGTAAAAACCGAACGGCACCCTATGAGGAAGCGCCAGCTACAAAGAGAGATACAGCGGCTACAATTCGAGATAAAAAGGAAGGGGCGATAGTATGAAGGACCAGAAGCGGACTATATCACTGGCCGAAACCAAAGCGAACCAGGTACAGCAAGCGAAGGCCCAGGCGCGGCAGGCTGTAGAACATATGCGGGCGTATATGCCCGAACAGCTGGAACTATTCGACGTACAGGCCCAGGCACTACGGGCGAAATTCGTAAAGCTAAAGGAAGCAGGCTTTACCGATAAGGAAGCCCTGGAAATCGTAAAAACTAGGCCTATATTCGAATAACGGGCCAGGAAAAAAGAAAAACGAAGCAAATAAGAGGAAACGCGAGAAAAACGAAGCCGAAAGCACTAGGTAATATTACGAGCAAAAAACGACGGAATACGGCCGAATATGACGGAATTCGGGGTACGGCTTCCAGTAGGTTAAAAAATATATAATTCTAGTTTTTTTAGAGGGGGGTAAACACTAAAAGAATTCCAGCCTATTAAAAAATTAAAAACAATAACCCCCCCAGTAAAATATATACCTTATATATTATATATAAATATAAATATAAATATTATTTATTATATATATTAGTATTTATTACTATTACTTATTAGTAATAGTTTACTAGGTAGTAGTCTTTTTAATGGCTGGAAGTTTGGGGGAATTTATGACAGGGATAAGGGTAGAAGGCTACGTAAGTAAAAAGGCCATACAGCGCTGGCTGGAAAACTACGAGTATTTAGAAGCTGGGGACACGCCACCAGATACACCACCTACGAACAGCGGGCCAAAGAACCAGGACGGAATAAGCGGGGGCCAGCTTAATAAGCTAATGCTGGACCAGGCTATAGAAAACCTACCGCCGCTGGCGAAGGCCTGCATACTGGCGCGCTGGGTACATAAACTATCCAGGGCCAAGACGTTACGGGTACTGGGGATAAGCGACGCGATTTACAGGAACCGCTGCAGCCTGGGAATAGACCTAATTCATAGCGAAATAAACGGCGAAGTAGGGCGCTATAAAGCCCTGGCCGACAAGATACTACAAAAGCCTTGACTTTTCATCATAAAATAGTATAATTTTTGATAAGATGTACTATTTATGCTTACAAGTAAGCATAAACTACAATTATACAGAAATTGGAAACGGGGACGGGAAGCGCCTTTTACTGGCGCCCTGGCCCCTTTTTTGCGGAACAAAACACAAAAGAAGTAAGGAATTCTTTACTACTTTTTACGCCGTACGAATTTAGAAAGGGGGTAACAGAATGGCGAAGGCCGAAAAGCTAAAGCTGCCAGAAGGATACGACCCGCACGACGACGACCTTAAAAAGCAGCTTCACGAACTAGCGGACAAAAAGAACTTTATAGCCGAACGCCAGGGCCGCCCTATTCTATGCTGCGGCGCTAGAAAGAAGAAAGGCCCAGGCTTCTGTAAAAGTGTAGCGGGGTCTGGAACCGACCACCCAGGATATGGCCGCTGTAAGTTTTGCGGCGGTAATAATACAGGACCTAAAACGCCAGAAGGTAAGGCGAAGGTAGCCCAGAATGGCCGAAAGCATGGCTTCTATAGCGAAGTACTGAACCAGGCCGAACGGGATACCTACGAAGAACTGCTAGAAAAGAAGCAGCTAGGCCTGGAACATGAAATATATATGATGAAAGCGAAAATACTAGCCTACCTTAAGCGCTACAGCCTAAAAGAGCAGGGCGCAGGGTACGACGGCTTAAAACAATGGTATAAGGACGGGGAAGAAAAAGCCTTCTACCACGCGGGGACCATAGAGGACCGACCGCTACAGCGCGCCCTGGAAACTTTAAGGCGCCTGGTAGATAGCCATGCTAAACTTACCCAGACCACAGGGGACGACTTACTAAGCAGTATTAACCAGGAACTACGCGCAGCTTCCCAGGGTAGCGTATCCTTAAGCTGGGGCGGCGACGCCCAGAAGAAGGAAGGCGGTAACTAATGGGGGCGGCACTTAAGCACGACTTCGACTACCTGGAAGATACGGACCCGATAAGCGGGGCGCCCATACTTACGGCTGTACCGAAAACCGTAGCAGCTGCAAAGCAGGGCCTACCCTATAACGCTATAGACGACTTCGGGGACCTATTCAAAAGGGAAAACATACGGGAAGCCTGGCGCTTAATGCGAAAAAATGACCCATTCGACTACCAGATACGAGTAGCCGAAGCCATTATATACAGCTGCATAAACGGCCTGGGCTGGTACTTCGTAATTATGATTACGCGCCAGGCTGGGAAGAACGAAATAAGCGCCTTTATCCAGCAGTACCTTTTACTATATGGCTGGTACTTCGGGACAAGAATAAGCGGGGTAAAATTCGCGCCTGTTCATAAGCCCCAGGTACAGGCCAGTATGGACCGACTAGAAGGGGCCGACACGCCAGACAGCGGCGGGCTAGCAGGCAGCGTATTAAGTAAAAACATATTCAGAAAATCAGACGGCTATAAGTACCATATCGGACAGCCGCGCGATAGTAATAAATGGGCCTTCTTAAGTATTAACCCCAGCGCTAACGTAGCTTCACAGACAGCCTTTACGCTGCTGGAAGGCGACGAAGCCCAGGACATAGACGCCAACAAATGGGAACGCGACGCCCAGCCTATGGGGTCCTTTAACAATGCTACGACCGTCCTATACGGGGTAGCCTGGACGAAGGACAGCTTTATATACAAGGGGCTGCAGCAAGCGTACGAAATGGAAGCCAGGCTAGAAAAGGAACTAGGCTACAGGCCGCAGCTTGTTTTTAAGATTGACGCGAACGCCGTAATAGCTTCTGGAAACGATAACTACCGTAAGGCCTTCGAAAACCAGGTAGCGCGGCTAGGAATAAACCATATAGCCATACAGACCCAGTACTTACTAAACTTCGTAGACAGTATAGGGCGCTTCTTCGACCCAGAACAGGTAGGGCGAATGTATGCAAATACGGAACGTATGCGGCTGGGTCCAGACCCGAAAGCTGTATACGTTTTTTCTGTAGACGTAGCAGGCCAGGAAGAAATACCAACAGATACCGACGACCTGGACGTAGGGAACCATAAGCGCGACGGTACGGCCTTAATAATCGGGGAACTGCAGAAGGGCGGTACGATTATTCCAGTATGTTTATACCAATGGGTAGGAAAAGCGCACAGCGAACAGCGTAAGCAAATACTAGCCATTATTAAACACTGGGGGGCCATAGGCGGGACGGTAGACGCTACAGGGATAGGGGAACCGCTAGCCTACTGGCTTATCGAGAAGCTACCCAGCCTGGAAGTCGAAGCCTATAAGTTTAAAGCTGCAGGCGACGAAAATAAAAGTAAGCTAGGATACCTGGCTTATAACTTCGTACAGGCCGACCTGGTAAAGATACCGCGCAGGCCTACAGACGATAACCAGCAGGCCGAACTATGGGACGAATTAAAATGGCAAGTAGAAAACCTAATACGGGTAGCGAAGAAGCAGCAGAACATAAACTACCACGTACCACAGAACGCGAAGCCTAGAAGGGAAGGCCACGTACCGCACGACGACCTGGTACTAGCCTTATTCCTGCTTATGCGGGCGGCTTACATGATTAAGGACCCGAATAAGCGTAAAGCTACAGCCTTCGACAGAAGCGAAGCGATATAAGAAAGGGGGTAAGCATATGGCAGTAGTTTATAAAATGCCAGACAGATTAACAGAATTTACGGGACTGGTAGACGCTGCAGCAGCCGAAACCTGGATAAGCGATAACGGGACCTGGCTAGCTAGCGTAATCGACCAGCATAAACAATGGCTAAAAGCGGAAAACGTACACCAGTACCAGGCAGCCTACGACGGATACCTGGAAGAAATCGACCAAAGGGAAGCCAGCCGCAGCGATAACATTAACAAAAAGCTACAGGCTTCTTACGCGCAGCTGGCCGTAGATACCGTAGTAGACTTTATGCTAGGTAATGCTATGGTATGGACCGTAGAGGACCCAGAAGGCGCAGCCGATAAGGCAGTAGTCGATAAGGCAGTAGTCGAAGAATACCGTAAGAAGGCTATACCAATCTTTAAAGGCCCAGACTTCCAGCGGGTCCTACGCGAACAGCTTACCCAGGGTAGCGTAGCCTGCTACAGCGCAGTAATAACCTGGGTAGACGAAAACGGAAAAATAGACTACGAGGAATTCCCAGTACAGGAAATTATACCGATTTACGATACCAGGGGCCGCCTTCGTATGATTATTCGATACTACCAGGTAGACATATCGGAACCAGGGGAAGAAAGTAACGAACGTACGAAAGTCGAAGTATACGACCCGCGTTATATCTCTTATTACCTGGCAGACGAAACAGGAACTAACTACAACCTGGACGAAGAAGAAGCTAAGACAGGGAACCCGATAGAACATAAGGCGGGGCGTATTCCAGTAGGGCTATTCGTGAACGGCGTAGCTGCTAGGTACGATAAGCGCCAGACGAAAAACGGGGTAAGCGACCTGGAAATAGTTTTTAACCTTATCGAAGAATACAGCCATGTTATGAGTGATAAAGGGAATACGGTACAGCGATTACTGGACCAGTACCTGGTACTTACGGGCGTCGATACCGACGAAAAGGAAGTACAGAAAATGCACAAAGCGCGGGCCATATCCTTAAAGAGTAAGGAAAGTAAGGCCGAATTCATAGCGCCGAAGCAGGACGACCAGGCCGTAGAAAATCACTTAAACCGAGCCAGGGAAACGATACACGACTTAACATTTACGCCCCAGCTTAATAACCTGGTAGGCGCGACAGCTACAGAAATTAAGCTAAAGTACGCGCCGCTGGATATTAAGGCTGGAAAGAAGGAAACGTACTTTACTTCCAGCATAAGGCAGCTGGTAGCCGTTATTACGGATATGTTAAACGCGGAACGGCTTATAGAAGCTGGGGTAGCAGAAGAAGAACTGTACGAGTATTTAACAGGGGACCAGGAACGGAAAGGCGTAACGCTTTATAATCCAGACTGGGTAGCCTTTACGCTTAACAGAAACCTACCGCAGAACTACAAAGAAATAGCCGAAATGGTAAGTATGCTGGCTGGAATAGCACCAGACAGCTACCTATACGAATTACTATGGTTTATCGACGACCCAGTAGCTGCGCTTAACGAAATGAAGAAGCAAAAAGAACAGGCCCAGAAGGAAGCAGCCGCAGCAGCCCAGGCAGCCATAGGGTACGGCGGCGAATTCGGAAACACTGGGGCAAATAATGGCGAAGGGGGTAACGACTAATGCTACCAAAGTATGCAAACAATACCGAGCATTTAAGGGTAATGCTTACACGTAAGGAACGCGAAATAGAAGAACTTAAAAAAGAAATCGAGCAGCTAAAGGCACAGCTAGAAGCTAGCCAGTCTTAAGGGGGCTAGATTATGGCAGTACCGAAGCCGCCACCTAACCCAGAAATAGACGCGCGCGTACTGGCCCGCAGGCAGAAGGACCTGGACGGCTTTAACGAGAAGTACCAGGACATTATCGACCAGCGGGCCGTAAAGTACGCTGCAGAAGTAGCCCCGACCTGGAAGCGTATAGGCCGAAACGTAACAGACGAAATTAAGGCCATATACAACGAACTGCAGGACGCGAACGGCGTACCTATTACCGAAAAGCCGATAAGTAAGGAAAAGCTGCGGAACATGGAAAGGAACCTACAGCGACTAGCTAGCCTACAGGCGCAGCTGGTTAAACAAATGGGGACCCCAGAACAGGCCGAAAAGCTAAAGAAGAACCTGGCCTACAGTGTAGCCCATGCTTACTACTTTGAAGCCTTCGGAATGGAACAGGCGGCTAGGGTAGCTATGAACGTACCCGTACTTACTCATAACCAGGTAATGGGGATTATAGCGAACCCCTGGCTACCAGACGGGAATACCTACAGCGATAGGATAAGGGCGAATACCGCCTACCTGGCCCAGAAAATGAAGGGCGCCGTAGAAGAAGCCGTAGGGAACGGCTGGGGAATTAACAGAACCGCCCGCCGTATCCAGGAAATAGCAGGGGAAGGTTACCATAACGCCGTACGACTGGCACGTACTGAAATAAACAGGGCAGCAGCCCAGGGCGCGAACCATGCCTATATGCAGAACAGCGATATACTAGACGGTAAGCGCTGGAACGCTGTACTAGACAGGAGAACCGCCCCAAAGGACGCGGCCAACGACGGCAAGATATACGAACTGGATTACGATACACCAGAAAACCCAGCCGTACCTGGCGAACGAATACCTAACCACCCTAACTGTAGATGTAAATACAGCCCAGTACTAAGCGCGCTAGGCGTAAGCACCAGGGAACGAATAGCCAGGGGGGCAGGCGATACAGCTACGGGTAACTTCGGGGAACGGACCTATACGAAGGCCAGGACCTACAGGGAATACGCGAAGGAACGCGGACTACCAGACCTGGACGACCGACTACGGAACGATAACCCGCGCCGCTATCTAAGAAGGGGCGAAAGCCTGGCCGACTTCGTAAAAGAAAAGACACCAGCTACGAAGAAGGTAGTAGAACAGGTAACAGCTGCAGAAGGCTTTAAGCAGCTAGTCGAAGCCAGGATAGCGAAAGGCGTAAAGACAGAAGCCGACGCCGTAGAAGTAGGGGACCTGGTACGCCAAGAAATAGAAAAGAACATACCGCCAGAAGCGCGGGAACTAGCGGACAAAGTAAAGGCCCTAAAAGAAGAACAGGACAAAACCTACGCCCGCTATATCGAAATTAAGAAAATGGACCTTTTCGCTAGGCAGCCTTATATAGACGAAATGGACCAGGCGGCTAGGCGCTGGCACGAACTAAAGAACGAAATAGGCGGGGTACAGAAGCAAGTAGCTACGGCCCAGGGAACCGCAGCGCGGGAAGTTATAAGCCAGGTAGTACCGTTAGGAAACCCTGGTAAAACGGCCTGGGCGAAGGGGACCCATAAAGCAACGCGGGAAGCCTACGACAGTATTACGCCTTACTTACCGACCAGCTGGCTAGAAAAGTCGAACGCTGGTAAAGAAATGATAGGGCGTAAGGTAAAGCGGGGCCATTACTGGGGCGGCACCAGCAGCAAGCCCGCCGAATTTTACGTAAGCGGGGATACAGCAGCTGCGCGGTCTAAAGTCGCGTTACATGAAATGGGCCACAGAATGGAACATATGATACCCGACATAAAAAGGCTGGAACACGAATTCTATACACGCCGTACAGCAGGGGAAGCGAAAAAGACCCTACCAGGCTACAGTAGTAAAGAGAAGGGCCGACTAGACGACTTCCTTAACCCGTATATGGGTAAGGACTACGGGAATACAGAAAGCAGCTTCTACGAAATACTAAGTATGGGCCTGGAAGGCGTTTATATGGCTACTACGCCTATCCATACCGACAAAGATTACTATAACTTCATACTGGGGGTATTAGTATCTATAAAGTAAAAGTACACGTATTAGAAAGCAGTTATATCCTAACCTGGAAGGAAGGGAAGCTAGTAGGGAATAAGCTACCCATAAGCATAGTACAGGATAAGCTGCAGTACTTAAACGGCGTACCCTTCGGACCAGTGAACTACGAACTAACGACAGACCACTTAAGCGACCCAGTAGTAGCTTACGCTGTACTGCTGGCGACCTTCGAAAAAGTGGAAATAGTCGAAGGCGAAATACCGACGGCCCCCCAGCCCGAAACAGAAGGGGCCATAGTTTAGTAAGCTACTGGCTGCTTCCCGCTGCAGTAACTACCTAAAGGGCTACGGCGACGGCAGGACCGCGGGGCAGCTGGTACTACTAAAAAACTAATAACGGGGGCCTGGTAAACTAGACCCGAAAAGCTGCAGGGGTGACAGCGAAGTACGGTACCCAGGCCGTCGTTATTATATATACCTGGCGTAAAAACCAGGGCAAAGGGACGCGATATATAGGCGGCCCTTTTTTACTTGCCTATGGTACCAGGGGCTTATAATACCTGGGGCCTACGTAACTGGCTAAACGGTAAACCAGGAAACTAGCCGCAGGGCTTAAAACTGAAAGGGGATAACAGACCTATGAACGAATTAAAGAAACTGCAGAACGCGTACAAAGCTGGAAAGCTAAGTAAGGAACAGTACCAGAAAGCCGTAAAGGACCTACTGGACGAAGAAGAACTTACCCAGGAAGAATACGACGACGCCGTAGACTTTGACCCAAAAGGGGACGACGATACAGCTATTTATAGCCAGGCCGACGTAGACCGTATCGTACTTCGTAAGGCACAGCAAAAAGTAAAGCAAATCTTAAAGGACGCTGGCGTAGACGTAGACAGCATACCGAAAAAAGACTTATTTACTAAGCTGGCCGAAGTAGTAAAGGACGGGAACGCGGCAGGCGAAGGTACAGTAGACCAGAAGGAACTAGCCGACCTTCGTACGAAGGTAAAAGGCGTAGACGACCTAAAGGCTACGAACCAGAAGCTAGCTGTAGAAAACGCCGTACTAAAAGCAGCGGGTAAGTACCAGCCTTATAATGCGAACCAGGTAGTAAGGGCGCTTAATATGGATTACGCGGACCTTCTGGAATATGACGACGAAACAGGCGCTATTATCCAGAAAAGCGTAGACAAGGCCCTTAAGCGTATAGCTACTGCAGAACCTAACTTATTCCAGGCGCCCGAAGGCGAAGGAACAGAAGGCGGCGGGAATAATGACGACGACCTGGGCGGGGGTACTTTCAAAGGTAAACCACCTGGGGGCGCGGGTACTGGCGGCAGTAATAAAGAAGCCGAAAAGCTAGCGAAGAAGAAAGCGGAAGCGCTGGCTATGTTAGGAATTAAACCACAAAACTAAAAACCTTAAGGGGGACAAAAAGCTATGTCAAGAGATTACCAAATCAGACGAAGCGCAGCACAAGCAGCGCGCGAAATTAAGGCTACAGCCCACTACGCGTATATCGTAAACGGGATTACGTTAAACGGGCCAGAATTCGCAGTAGACGAATTAGTACTAGAGGGCCAGTGTTTAGTAAAGGATACAGCGACTGGAAAGTATGAGAAGTACGCGGGTACGTTTACTGGTAAAACAGACCCAGTTATTTTAGACGAAAGCGTACAGTTTAGAAATATCGACGGGGAAAACCCAGACGTAACAGTAGGCCAGGTTATCGTGCATGGCGCGGTATATGCTGGTATGTGTATCGACCTAGACGCGGAATTCGAAGCTAAACTAGCTGGCGCTATTCGCTTCGTACGTAACTAATAAAACTAAGAAACTTAAGGGGGAACTTAAACTATGGCAGGATTAGCACAGTATAGCGAGTACTTTTCGAACCCGCTATTTACAGAAACGATTAAGGAAGTACCAGTAGAAAAAAACCATATCGGGGCGCGCTTCTTACCGTCCGAAGATACGTACGACATTGAATTCCATGAAACAGTATTCGAACGCCAGGCAGATATGGCCGACATTGTAGACAGCGGGGCAGAATTGCCACTTACTGACCGCGACCCAGTAAGACGCGTATCTGGTGAAATTGCAGATATTGGACAGTCTTATATCGTAACGAAGAAAGAACTAGCGGCACTTATGGACAAGGGTAACGCTGCGAAACGTCTAATTGCAGAAAAGCAGCTTTTAGGAAAAGCAGCTACTGTAAAACAAAACATTGACGCGCGTATCGAATGGTTACGCTGGCAGGCACTAGGTAACGGGTCTATGGTTTATAACAAAGCTGGTATTAAATTCGGCGTAGACTTCGGGGTAGAGTTTAAAAAGACTGCAGCTACGCGCTGGAATGATACGGGCGCTGCTATTCTTACAGACTATGAAAACTGGGTACAGGAATACGTAGACATTAACGGCCAGGCGCCAGACGTTTACGTAACAAGTATTAAAGCTATTCGCGCTGTAATGAATGACCCGAAAGTACGCCAACAGATTACGGGCTTATCTGATAAGTTGATTACTTTATCAGAATTGAACGAATTCCTAGTAGGCCGCGAACTTCCACGTATGGAAGCCTTCGACAGCCAGGTAGTATACCGCGACCCTAACAACAACGGCGCGCGTACTACACAGCGTTTACTATCACAGAATAAAGGTATTTTCCTAGTAGAAGGCGGGGCTATCGGTAGCCAGCTTATGGGTCCTACAGTAGAAAACAATATGAACCCTGGAATTTTTGCGCGTAGCTTCACTATGGAACGCCCACAGCGCGAAGTAGTAGAAGTAGTAGCCGCTTCATTCCCTAAGATTATGGACCCGAACCTTATCGGAATTACAGACATTCTAGCTTAATAAAACGTAAGGGGGCAGCATAAGCCCCCGTAAAAATTATAAGGGGGCTTTATGTTATGCCGAAATACGTACACATTTTAACGCCAGGCGTTTACCATGCTGGGGGCGAAGCAGAAGTAGGGGAAGTTTTACAGCTTCCAGACTTAAGCGCGGACGCGCTAGTAGCAGAAGGAAAGGGCGAAGAAGTAACGCCCGACGCGGAAACAGCGAAGGCCTTACAAGAATTAGGCCAGAATTCGGGGCCAGCTTCGCCAGGATTGAACGAAACGGGCGAAGGGGTACCTAAACAGGGGGAAACTCAACAGCAGCCAGAAGGGGCCACAGAAGGCCATACAGAAGGTAGCGCCGTAGAGGACCCAGAAGAACGCGCGAAAGTAGAAAAGGCACTAGACGCCCAGTACAAGCGCGACGAACTAGCGGAACGCGCGAAGGAAGTAGCTGTAGAATTCCCATACGACGCTAAAAAGGCCGAAATCGTAGCCGCGGTAATCGACCAGGGTAAAGCCGAAGCTGTACTTAAGACAGCGGAATAAGGGGGCTAGGCCATGTATCTAAAGCAGGAAGAACTTAAAGCTACGTACTACAAGAAAGCCGAAGCTATGGACGCGGCCGACGTTAGTACCTACCTGGCTAGGGCCAACAGCTACGCCCAGGGAATTATAGGCGGGCCGCTTCCAGAAAAGCACGTAGACGACGGGCTTAAGGCTGCGGTAGCTATGGCCTTCGAAATCCTAGCCAAAGACGAAACAGGCGCCCAGATTGACGAAGCGAACGGAAACATAACCCAGGCAGCCCCAGAAGGATACTTTACTAGGCGGGTCTATAAAGGGGATAACCCTTTTAAGACCGTCGATACCATGCTATTACCCTATGCAGCTTTATACGACCAGCTGCAGAAGCCGAACAACGACAACGGGGTACGCTTCTTCTAATGGGTAAGGTAGTAAGAATAACGACTAGGGGCCTGGAAGAATGGCAGAAGGCGCTTTTAAAAATGCAGCATGAGGGCGTAGACCAAATGAAAGACCGAATACTACGTACTACTGGCTTACGTATCCAGGAATACCTGGACGACCTTACACCAGCCCGAAGCGGGCGGCTTAAAGGTAGTATGTCAGCAGGACACCCAGACAACGTATTTAAGATACAAGTAGGGCGAACGTCGTACGTATTCGTAGGTACTTCTGTAGAATATGCTGCAGCAGTAAACGACGGACATACCCAAAGGGCGGGCCGCTTCGTACCTGGCTTCTGGTCTAGTGGAACCTTCCACTACCAGCCAGGCGCGCGCGAAGGTATGGTACTTACGGGTAAAGTTATTCCTGGGGCCTTTATGTTTGAAAAAGCCCAGGAATACACCGAAGAAGATATACCTACTATTATGGAATTCGAAACGCGCCGTACTTTTGAAGAAATATTCGGGGGGTAAGCCATGAACTACTACGAACAGGAAATAGACGCCCTGCAGCGCTGGATTAAAAAAGCTGCAGGGCTTAATAGTATGCGGCTTAATTCGGCCCCGCCAAAAGTAACGCGGCCCGTAATCCTATGGGAACACCCGCACAGGGGGAAGGACCGAAACGTAAACCGCTGGCAGTATGTAAACAAAGTACAGCAATTCGGGAAGTTATTTGTAAACAGCTTCGACGAAGCGGCTAGGCTGCAGCAGCAGCTTATTATGGACCTGGAAGAAAAGGTAGGCGTAATTCCTATCTATGAAGCTGGGGAACCCGTAGCGCTTTTAAAAGCTGTAGAAATAACTTTTAAGAATAGCCAGGACCTGGATATACCGATAATCGTAAGCTATGAAGCTACTTACACTAGGAACCGCCCAGAAGCGGCCCCAGCTGCTAGCTTCGTAGGTACAAAGATTAGCGTACGCCAGGAAAACGAATAAGGGGGCGGTAACTATGGCAGCAGCCAAAGAGAAACCGAAGGCAGCCCCAGCGAAGCCTAAAGTACAAAAGGCCGAACTGGTACAGGCAGCCTATACCGTATTCGGGGTAACGCCCGAAGTCATGCAGGCGGCCCTTACGGGGGTAGACGAAGCGACGGTAGAAGAAGCACAAAAGAAAGTAAAATCATTCTTATCTAAGGGGGTAAGTAACTAATGGCTGGAAATTACACAGAAGGACAAAGTAAAGTACTATCGGGCGTTTATACGCTTATCCAGGCAGCCGTAGCACGTATGGGCTTAAGCGCTAGGGGAATTGTAGCCTACCCATTTACGGCGAACTGGGGACCAGTAAACGAATTAGTAACGATTGTAGGGGACCGCGACTACGACCGTACCTATAACGCGACAGCTGCAGGCTTTACAGCGGTTAAGATTTTAGAACATGGCTTTAAGGGCCTACCTTCCCGCGTACAGGCTTTTCGTATGGCTGGCAGCGGGGCAAAGAAAGGCGAAGCTACTTTTACTAGCGGGCTAGTATTAGAAACGCTTTACCCGACTAGCCGCGCCTTTACAGCTGTAGTAAAAGAAACAGCTACAGGCGGGAAGCTGGTAGAAATCGTAGAGGGCAGCCGCTTACTAGCTACTGCAGAAGGGGCGAACCTGGACGCGCTAGTAGAAGCGATTAACGCTACAGACTTCGTACGAGTAAAGACAAAAGGTACAGGCCTTCCAGAAACTACTGCAGGCGTAGACTTTACGGGCGGGGATAACGGCGCGAACGTATCCAGCGAAAACTACGTAGACTTCCTAGACGCTGTAGAAGCAGAAGCAACAGCGAACGCTGTAGCCTTCGACGGAACTACAGACGAAGTTATTTTAGAACTAGGGGTAAACTGGTTACGCCGAGTACGTACAGAAGGGCTATATACGAACTTCGTATATGCAGAAAACTACGCGAACCTGGGGGAAGCGAATAGTAAAAGCCGTAGCTTAAACTACCGCGGCCTGGTAAACGTAGGGAACAGCCCAGACGCTGGGGTAACACCAGCCGACGCTGCTATTTTTGTAGCTGCGCGCGTAGCTTCTATTCCTCTTAACCAGTCTTTAACCGACGAACAGGTACCATACGGTAAAGTACCGAAGAAGCCTAAGAAGGGCGAACGTATCCAGGCTAAAGAAGCTGGTACGCTTATTTTCGTACAGAACGGGGACCAGGTACTTATCGACGAAGCGGTAAATACTTTAACGAACCCGCCAGCTGGTGAAAGTAAGGAATTCGGGAAAATTCGCGTATCTAATGCACTAGACCAAGTAGCGCGCGACCTGGAAGCCTTCGGAATGGAATACAAAAAGGGCCGCAGTAACACAACAGAAGCGCGCCAGACCTTCGCGGCTACGGTAGAAAATTCTTACCTGGCTGGAATGGCAGCTATGGAAGTTATTCAGCCTGGATACTTCTACGAGCCAGACCCAGAATATCATGGGGACGACGCGGTACACAGCGCGGCTATCGACGAAGCATTTTTCCATAGTGATATTACGCCAGTCGATAGTATGGAACGTATTTACCAGAAAATCGGGGTATCATTCTAAGAAACTTAAAGGGGGTAGCATAGTATGGCTTTTCAAGCTAATGAAGTTATTAACGGACTTTACGGCCACGTATACGACGAGGACGGCCGCGAATTAGACAGTACACAGGAATTCGAAGCAGAAGTAGAATTCCATAAAGAAGCTATTAAGCAGGCTGGTAAGTTTATGGACGGCCATAAAGTTATGGGCGGCAGCGGCAGCGGTAGCGTAAACTTCCTTAAGGTAAACAGCCGACTACAGAAAAAAGTAGCGGAAAATCCTACAGCGAAGTTTAACTACGTAGGGAAGTTAAAAGACCCTACGAGCCGCGGCGAAGAAGCGGTACTACTTATCGGGGTATCATTCGACGGCGTAGACTTAATTAAATGGCAGCTAGGGGAACTTACAGACGTAGAAATGGACTTTACATTCGACGACTATAAGTACCTTACAGCTATTCAGTAAACTACAGACAGAACGGGGCGGGGCCAGTAGGCTTACGCCCTTTTTAAATTCTAATAAAACGTAAAGGGGAATTTTAAAAATGGAAAAAAATAACGACTTAAAAGTAGTAGAAGCAAAAGAGGAAGTAAAGGACAACGTAGTACAGTTTGTAACTTTGGAAGATATTCTAGGCAAAGACACGAAAGACCTAACAGCGCTTAAAAAGGGCGAATTCGAAACGGAACGCCTGGGCCATGTACCATATACGGCGCTGGACCATGAGGAATACAAAGAAATTAAAAAGGCTTGTATGAAAATGGTACCTACTGGGGACGGCGGTATGCGCCCAGAAGTGGACGACGATAAGCTAATGATTAAAGCAATTTTAGAAGCAGTAGACAAAGACGACCGCAGCAGCTTTACATTCTACAATAAAGAACTACTAGCAAAGGTAGGCGTAAACACAGCAGAAGGCGCAGTAGGGAAGCTACTAGCACCTGGGGAAATTTATAACTTTGCTATGGGCGTACAGAATATTAGCGGCTTCGGTAAAAAGAAATCGAAAGAAATGAGGGAAGCTGTAAAAAACTAATTAAGTCTAACGGGGAAGCGAAGCTACTAGCTTATATATGGAATACCCAGGGTAAGCTACCTGGCGAAATATATAACCTGGACCCGTTAGAAAAGCAGTTTGTTTATGAAGCTACCCTTTTAAAAATAAAAGAGGAAGAAAAGGCCGCGAAAAAGGCCAAAAAGGGGGCTAAGTAATGGGGTCAGAATTCGTTATGGGGGCCAGGTTTGAATTAGACGACGAATTTAGTCAGCCTATGTCTGAAATGAGCAGGGCTTCCCAGGAATTCCAGCAGTCGCTAGACGGAAGCAGCGGTACTATATCAAAACTGAATGAAGGCTTTATATCTTCGGGAAAAACCATGCAAAGCTGGGGGGCTACAGCTAGTAAGGCTATTACCGCCCCGCTTATGGGGATAGGTACCGCCGCCGTATGGACTACTGCTACCTTCGACGATAGTATGTCTAAGGTATCAGCCCTTACGGGGGCGACTGGGGACGACTTCGACGCCTTACGTAGTAAAGCCCTGGAACTAGGAAGTACCACAGCCCACAGCGCTAGCGCTGCAGCCGACGCTATGGGATATTTAGGACTAGCTGGCTTCGACACGAACGAAATACTAGAAGCTACGCCCGCTATGCTATCACTAGCCAGCGCGGCTAGTATGGACCTGGCGACCAGCGCAGATATAGTATCTGATACTATGTCAGCCTTCCAAATGGAAGCCAGTAGAGCAGGAGAAGCAGCGGACATATTCGCAAAGATACAGGCTACAGCGAATACCGACGTAATGGGACTAGGGGAAGCTATGAAGTACGCGGGCGCAGCTGCGAACGCTGCAGGAATGGACCTAGCCCAGACTTCGGCCGTAATGGGCGTACTAGCCGATAGCGGTATTAAGGGAAGTATGGCGGGTACTACGTTTACTTCCATGCTATCGGATATGAGGAAGAACGCGGAAAACGGCGCCCTATCTGTAGGGGATATGTCTATAAGCATTTACGACGCCCAGGGTAATATGCGCGACCTGGGCCGAATTATGGCCGACGTAGAAACAGCTACCCAGGGAATGAACGGGGCCACACGCGACGCGGCTATGGCTAATATATTCGGTGAACAGGCTATGAAGGGGGCTAACATTATGTTAGCTACTGGGGCCGACCGATACCTGGAACTGGAAGAAGCCGCGTACGGGTCCGCTGGGGCAGCTGCAGAAATGGCCGAAACTATGGAAGATAACATAGGCGGGGCCATGCGGTCTATGAAGTCAGCCGTAGAGGGCTTTATGATTAGTATAGGGGACGAACTTAAAGAGTACGTCCAAATGGGCGCCCAGTTTGTAAGCAGGCTAGCCCTAGCCTTTACGAACCTGGACCCTTCTATACGCCGTATTATAGTTATTATGGGCGTAGTAGCTGCAGCTATCGGGCCAGTACTAGCGGTACTAGGTACTTTATCTGTAGTAATCGGAACCATAGGCGTACCCGTCGCTGCTGCAGTAGTAGCGGTAGGGGCGCTTATTGCCGTACTGGTATCTATGTATAGCACTAGCGAGAAATTCAGAAAAACGGTACAGGATACCTTTAAGGCGATAGGGGACAGTATACTAGCCTTCTGGAGTATCCTGCGGGGCGTTTACCAGCTTATTACTGGAAGCACTACCGCAGGGATAGAAACTTTATTCGGGACAGGCCTAGACGGTAGCCAGGTTATGGGTCTGGTACGCTTCGCTGCAGGCGTCCAGGACGTAATAGCAACGATACGACAGCTGGGGCAAATAGCAGCGGGCGTATTCCAGCTATTCACTGGCAGCACGACGGCAGGCCTAGAAACCCTATTCGGGGCTGGGCTGGATAGTAGCCAGGTAATGGGTATCGTACGAGTAGTAGCACAGATACAGGATACTTTTATACAGCTGGGGAATATAGCCCGTACGGCCTTCCAGAACGTCGTACAGGGAATAGCGACTATATGGCAAGCGACCCAGCCAGTACGCGCTGCGCTGGTAGAAAACGTAGTAGCCGCCTTCTTCTGGCTAGTCGAAACCGTACCGCCTTTACTGCAGCAGCTGGGCCAGGCGATTACGACCGTATTTACCTGGGCTGTAGAAAACGTCCTACCAGTAGTAGAAATGCTAGGCCAGGGGATTATTACAGCCTTCCTATGGCTGGCCGAACAGATACCGCCGCTACTTACTACCCTGGGCGACTTCGTAACGAATATATGGGCCAGGGTATACGAAACAGCGGTACCTATTCTACAAATGTTATGGCGCTTTATTACCCAGGGCTTCCAGCTGCTAGTCGAAACCCTGGTACCAGTAGTACAAATGTTATGGCAAGTACTTACGACGGTATGGGCTACAATACAGGACCACGTACTACCGCTGGTATTAAACATAGTCGAAATGATTATAAGTTTTTTCCAGCTACTGGTAACATTCCTTACGCCTATCCTTATGTTTATCTGGGGCCTTATAGTAGATGTCTGGTCTATGGTACTAGAATTTATCGTACCGTTTATGCAGAATTTACTAGATACAATAATAGGAACCTGGACCCGAATATGGGAAGCTACGGGGCCGCTGCTTAATAGTTTAGTAGAAGGTATTACGGGAATATTCGACAGCCTTCGCGTATTCTTTGAAACCTGGTGGCCTTTAATTTACGGTATCTTTACCGTAGCCTGGGGAATTATACGCGGGATTATATCGGCGGTCCTTCCAGTTATTACTGCGATTATACAGGGCGGCTTCCAGTTTATTATGACCGTTATATCCAGTATCTGGTCTATGATAAGCGGGATTATACAAGTAGCCTGGTCCTTAATATCTGGGCTTATCCAAACGGGGCTACGTATTTTATCTGGCGACTGGGCGGGCGCCTGGGACGCTATGCTAGGTATGCTATCGGGGGTATGGGACGGAATAGTAACCTTCTTCGGGGGACTTAAGGACCTATTCTTTGAAAGCGGAAAAGCAATAATAAATACGCTAGTAGACGGGATAAAGGCCGTAGCTATGGCACCTTACAACGCCGTAAAGGGAATATTCGACAGCGTACGGAACTTACTACCATTTTCCGACGCGAAGGAAGGCCCACTAAGCAGCCTAACCAGCAGCGGCGAAAGCATTATAACGACTATCGGGGACGGTATCGGAAATATGAAAGGCTATTTAGGTAAGAAGCTGGAAGGCGCCCTAGAAGCTGCTAGACGCTTTTTACCATTTTCCGACGCGAAGAAGGGACCTTTTAGCGACCTAACCGCTAGCGGCGGGTCCATCATATCGACCCTGGCCGAAGGGCTTACGAAGAAGGAAGGTATACTAGCTGCAGCTATGGCTGGGGCCTTCGCTTTAATGCCTGCAGCACCAGAAGCAGCCGTAGGTATGAGTTTTAGCGCTGGGGATACGCCGAACTTTAACGTAGAAGCGGTCCCAGAATTCCATAGCATACTAAACGTAGCTACGTTATTCGACAACGCGGACGCGCCAGAATACAGCGGGACTACAGCCGTAACGGGTAAGCAGGATATAAACCCTGCAGGAACCACAGGAAGCGGTAGTAGCTACAATTCGCGCAGCGTAACCATAGAGCAGCTAAACGTAGAAGTAAATGCAGCCGACGGCCAGGACCCAGAAGAAATAGCGGACGAAGTAATAGAACGACTGTACGAAAAAGTAACAGAAGCAGACGAAGTACTAGGAAATACAGATAAGGGGGACCTACTATGAACCTGGGGAAGAAAGTAGAAATAACCATACGGGACCATATGACGGGCCAGTATATTAGTATTCCCGTTATACCGCAGCGTATCCAGTACAGCGACGGTACAGCGATTAAAGATACTGTACGTATCCTGGAAATAGGAAACGTAGACTTTCATAACGGCGTCGAGTTGGACAGCTTGTACTGGGCTTCCTTCTTCCCTGGCAAGTATGACCCTTCTTACGTACAAGGGGGGTCCGTCCAGGACCCGACCTTTTACAGAAATAGACTAAGCAGCTGGAAGGACAAAGGTACAGCCCTACAGCTTATTATTCCCGCAGCTGGGATAAATAAGACTATGGAAGTAGACCGCTTTACCTGGGACTACCG